GGCCTTGGTTTATGTGTTAAATGTTATAAACAACAGTCCATTTCTGTCCATCGAGTATGACCTCAAGCTTAGGGTATGCCATTACCCCTCCTGAACCAGTGCATATAGCAGCTCAGGCTGATAGACTTTTACCATCTACCACAGGTGCATTGATAAAGATGTTTTTTATAACATTTAACACATAAACCAAGGCCTACATGTGGTAAAGAAATTGTACCACATTTAGTACATCCATCATAATCCATCGACCATCTATTTCCAGAAGTATAACTAGCTAGTCCTCTTCTATTATGACCACGTATATATTTATTATTAATCCTTACCAATTTTCCACATCCGCATTTACATAACATTTTTTAACGCCTATCCAATTTATTATAATTAAACTTAAAACTCATTAATATAACTTAACTAACTGTAATCATAGTACATTCTTTTGTTAATGGAACTATTTGCTCCTGTTTCGCTTGATCCTAATTTTATATTCATCCATATAGGATCACTCATTAAACCAACATTACCGATAGACTCAGAATTATCAGCGTCAGAAACCACACTTAAATTATCTTCAGTAGAATGCAAATAAGTCGGAGGGGTGTCGCTGTCTATGTCTGCCGCGGCTATATTTGGATACCACTCAACCCCATTGGTTGGAGAAGTTCCTGCAGTATTAGACGGCCCGACCGTTCCGAATCTAAATTTAGTATCGTTATTGCCTGAATTGTGATGACTAAAACTACCGTGAGACTGTAACCCAAATTTAACAGTAGACATTTCAACAGCTCCTGAATATATTTCAAACATTACACACTTTACATCAGACTCCGTTGACACAGTCACATTCCCATAACTAATAGTACTTATATCATATGCAGAAGGGGCTGGGGCGGAGCACATTACTTTAAATTCATCTCCGGCACCCAAAGTTCCGGAATCAAATTTTATATACAATCCCCTAGAACCCAATCTAGTATAGGCAGTGTCAGATTGAATGGGACTACTGTTATTGTCTCCTCTATCAGACGCCCAGGTGTAGTATGCAGTACCAACAGCTGCGGAAGCATTTGTCCCTTCTGCGTAATCTGGTTTATAACATACAATAGTCCAAGCAGGGCTGCACGTGTTAAACACCGCGTCGCTAAACTTAACCATAAGCCCATAAGCACCTACATAATGCCAACAATCAGGATACAACAATTCAGTTGAAACCGTGCTATCATCTCCGGCAGTTGAAGTCCACGACATTGTTGGAACGTTTCCAGTGCCAGCCCCCATGGTAGTGCCGTTGGTAACATCTATTGAAATGACGTATGTAATGTCTGCACTGGCATTAAAAACCCCACCGGTGGTAAAAGTGCCAGCATACGAATTCGTTCCTCCTTTGCTTGGCGTTCCTATTCCTCTCGTAGCCTCATGATCATTTGTTATGACTATTTTATAGCATTCGTCAAGAAAACCGTAATAAGTTCCTGAAACGGAAACGTTGCCAGCAAATGTGTATGCACCACCACCAGGAAATTTAGCATCCAAACCACCCAACTCATACTTAGATCCCCAACCCAAAGTAGGGCCTACGTCATTGGTTCCGCTGGACACGACAACAGCGGCTCCAGAACCTAAATCACCAGAATAAATTTTAAACCTAAAACCAAAGTCATCATAATCGCTGGCATTGTTTAACCTATAAGCATTCTCCCACCTACAAATGGCATTTTTCCATTTTTCATCTGTTTTGCCAGCTATGTTGTGCAATTTTTCAGTAATGTCTTTCGCTATGAATCTTGGATCTAAATTGCTACCAGAATACAAAGTAATGTAAGGCGCGCTTTCTCCGCCTATGCTTAAATGCAATCTGTTAGCGTTAGCCCCTATTGTGAATGTGTCGGAGACTGCTGCGGTGCCTATGCTATAAGCCCTTGTCCCTTTACATCCATTGTCTCCATCGCCCGCGACCCCACACGCCGACGTGGAATACTGTACCCATCTTGTTGAAGCAGCGCACATAACCTATACCTCCTTAACATTTCTAATCATTTGGATTTTCTACTGTAAAACTAAAACTAAAATCAGACAACTCGTTTCCATGATAATCACGCACCCCAGAAATGATTATAGTGTAAGTGCCATCATAAAAAAACGTCTTGCTCTGTGGAAAAATTGAAACCCCCAAATCAACGTATTCAACTGGATTTATTGACGCCCCCAAATCCTTTAGGGATAAATCTCTTGTAACAAAATAATAAGCGTCAGTTGACGTGTTTGAACAACGCGCCAAATTAGAAGCGCTCATCCAAATGTCTATTTTGTTTCCAGGACCCCAGTCAACGTAATCATCAAAGTCAATGTCATAACCATACAACAAGCTGTATGACTCTTCTTCAACGTCTCCGTTCAAATTCTGAGCGTGAGCGACATACGTTAGATAACCGTCGCTATAAAAACCGCCTGGATCATAAAACATTCTTTGACCATCCACTATGCCAGAAAACGTAACTGGAACTTGCTGTCCGTCAACCAAAAAATAACTGTTGGAAACGTCGATTCCATAAACATTGTCCGTTATATCAACCCAGGCAACAGCAGAAGCAGTTGTAAACGCTCCAGTTTCTAAGAAAAAGTTGCCTATGTTTAACATCTTTTACCTCTATTATACACAGTTACTTTACTAACCATGCCTATAAATTATTGGGGTTATGACTAAGTTGCGTCTTTTTCCTCCTATGTACACCACCAAGCTGTCAACGTCCACCCCGTTTCCAATTCCGTACACTTGAAAAGATATGTCTCTGTTGTATCTATAAACACCTCTGTTGCACAAACCGGGGGAATAGTTGTCTCTGTCAAACCACGGAGCAACACTGCTTATACAATAAAACCTCCAAGAATCCTGCAATAAATTTTCATTGTCTGACAAATCTCTTGCCATCACGGAAATTTCAATCACGTCCTCATAATTAAAATCATTTATAGGATCATAAGAAACATGATATCCTCCTGAAACAGTGGTTGTGGAAAAACTATTTACCCCCCTGTGGTTGACAAACAACTCCAGAGTGCTTAAATCAACCCCAGTGCCTGTGTCTATTATGTCAAACTCTATGTTGGCGTCTATTGGAACGTTATACTCTTCCCTAGACGGATCCTCGTTTATTATATATGGTTTATTGTAATCTTGAATGACTCTGAACCAATAATCCAAAACTATTAAATTGGGCACGGGGGCAGTGTCGTATATTTCTATGTGAACGTACACCATGGCATTGTGATGAAATGTCCATGTGTTTATCCAGTTAAAGACTACCCCATTTATCCCGCCTGCGTCAAAAGTCGTTACATCCCCATCGCTTGTTATGTCAACCCAACCCGAATCACCTGCATAAGAAACCTCTCTTATTTTAAAAACTAAAGTTGAAGGGTTCAAACTGGTTACAAAAGGCCTAAGCCTTATCCAAATTCGAGTGTTTACTGGATTCTTCTCCGACCAAAACTCGGGTATGGCGTCAGTGACAAAAGTGAATTGATCCAAATCAACAGTGTCTTTGTTGTTGTCGTCATCCAAATGCCTGCTGATGAGTACCTGATCCACATCCTTTATCCCCTCATAAGGGCCTTTTTGCTGGATGCGTTGCTCAATTGGGGTGTCGTCAAAACCTTGCATTATGAAAGCGTAAACTTCAGGATAATTTGGATCTTCAAAATCATGAAAAAACGGTATAATAATCTGCCTTAACGACTGGTTCACGCTCTGCAATTGCCCAACCGAATCTACGCGTCCAAAATTTTCTACCCCAGACGCCAAACAATGCAAATTGCCAACAGCGGAAAATTCCTTATCTTGAAACACCACTCCGGCCACTTCTGAAAATTCAGCGTACGACTGTATGTAAATTCCATCCCAAACATACTGACTTCCAGTTTCCAAACTTGATCCATCCGCCCTAACCGTTATTTCATTCATTCCAGTGTAAGAATCTCCTGCTTCAAAATCCACTGTCACAACCCCATTGGAGTCAGTCAAACCATATCCAGTGGGTGGATCAAAATCAGAATCTGGATCCCCTGATTTATAAAAATAAACGTTCTTGTTCAACAACCCTACATTAAACTGATCCCTAACTATGGCCGTAAGAGTTATGTCGTCGCTGTTTAAAACCAAAGAACGTGGGTGACAATAAACAGTAACGCTCATAGTGTATGGAACTACACTGTCTTTTTGATAATTATATGAACCCCACTCATATAAAGTCTTGTTTCCATCATCATCTCTTTTTACTGTTCTATCTTGCAATCTGTACAAAGCGTTTCCAAGAAAATCAATGTCATAGACAATTATATCAGTAACTTCATCAGGCTGCACATTGTTAAGAGTCTGTGATTTTAGCAAGGAATAATCATGATTAACGTCAGAAGTCAACATGTTGTTGCTTCTAACAAACGACAACGCAGAATAAACCTCATTCCATGCAGAAGCGTCCACGCCTTTGTAAACTCCACTGACGTCATGCTCTATCAACGAACCTGAAGTAGTTGGATCCAACCTAAAAAGAGTTCCATAATCAGATAAATAATCACCTTCTTCTGTAACGTCACTCATGTCTTGTTCGGGATCGCTAAATAAAAACCAATCCTTAAACACTGTTACAGGATCGCCAGACAAATATTCATAACCCGTTGGGTTGACAAAATCTATCCCAGAAACAGTTAAATCATTTCCAGCCACCGAGATCACGCAAACATATTCTAAAGCCCCTGGATTATCCACGTCATTGCTTGGGCCCAACATCACAACGTCATGTTGTTCTATTCCAGAACTGTCAGAAACCGGAACAACCCCAGTTCCGCTGGCAGTGTTACTTGCAAAAGAAGTTTCAATGTTTTCCACAGACAATGAACGAGAGTTTATAAAATAATCTTCGTCGCTTCTTTTTATGACAGTGTCTTGTAGCTCAAGTCTTTGACTTGATTCGTTTGACTTCCATTTTCTAACTACGTTTGCGTAATGGGAATAATCTTGACCAGATCCGCCACAAACAGGACAATTGTCATACTCATCAGTTCCAACAACGACCTCTTCCCCACAATTTTCACAATAAGCGGCCTCATAATTTTCCAAAGTAAAGAAGGTAAGCCCGTCACTTATTGTGTCAAGACCTGTTGGACCAACGTACACAAGAGATTTTATAGCCTCTATGTTCAATTCAACGACACCGGTTGGATAAAACGTGTAAGATCTAATCAAAGATCCGCTGTCGTTTTTCACATTCATTAAGGCTTCGGTACCGCTTGTGTCCACGCTGCAACATGTTCCTGTTTGCGGACCGATGCAAAAATTAGATTCTTGAACTTCTATGTTTTCATACATTAAACCAAACCTTCCCTTTAATCATATTGTGTTACAATGGCTTCTATTGTAACCGTCGCGGGAGTAATTCCTGCCACATAATAACTTTCTGAGACCCCAGAGGAGTCAGTGTAAACTTCTGTGTACAACATGTAACCAACGCTGTCGTTGTCATAAAAACTCACCGGCTTTAACACAGAAGGCTGTGCGTATTGATCGTGCACAGAAGCCGTTATTTTTGATTTATTCATGCCCGTGGCCGGCAAAATAGTGGGGTAAGCCCCCACAGTTATAGAATCAATGAAGTTTCTTATAGGAGACATTTGATAATTGTAATTCGACCATGAATAGTCAGAACCATAATACATGGCTTTTTTCTGCAACCTATAAACGCTCCCACCATAAACAACCAAATCATATATTGGGTAAACGTCAAAACCGTCCGAACTTAAATTGTCCATAGTCATCACGCAATAAGTGGAAAAAGGATCTGAGTAAACATTTAAAAATTTTAAATTCGTCGCCTTAACGTAAATCAAAGAGTTTACGGTTCCAACATGCGATATCTCAGTAGTCTTGGCAAACGTGCAAGCCAGCACGTTTTTGTATTCACTGTCAGCAAATTTCTCAATGTAATCTCCAGACTCAGAATCAAATTTATACAAAGCCCCAGCATCCGCTTCCACGTTGTAATTATTGAACAACCAAATATATTTATTGAAATTAACCTTATCCCCACTTTCATAATCATACGCAGTTGGGGAAGACAACCCTATGTAATCCCCTCCTATGGAACCGGTGATAGTCACCTGTTCGTAATATCCGTTAGAATTTGGGCCCAAAGTAAAAACAGTTCCTGAAGTAACAATGTCGCAATCATCATAATAATGATTTACCCTAACGTAATTGCTGCCTCCTGAGACGTCAACGGAGAAAGACGTGTGATAATGTTCCAAAGTGAAAGCGTCAGAATCGTATCTATGGCCCGAACCGCTGTACGTTAAATTTATTTCATTTTCCAACTCGCAAAAATAATTGTTTATTCTCCATTTTTTTATCAACAAATCATAGTCAACACGATAACCGTCTTGCAAAGTCCAAAAATAAAAACCGTCGTACTCCAAACTTTTAACTGGCCTGTTGCCCAACGAATCTTTTATCACGTACAAAAACACCCGTTCACCGTCAGAGGTTTTTTCTATTAAACAATTGGAAGTCCTGTCAAATTCATAGAAGTAACCATTTGCCACGGTCATGTGCGGATCTGAAACATTTATGTTTTCATAAGCCATTTTTAACCTCTATGATTGTTGCACAGTGGCAGTTATTGTCACTTGCCTAGCGTCTGTTCCAGAAGTGTACACAGTCGTAACTTGTCCTTCAGAATTGGTTCCCGGACTGGAAGGTGACAAACCTCCAACAGGGTCGTCTTCAGTGAAATTCACTGCTCGACCAGACACAGGTTGTCTAAACTGATCCCTAACGGTAGCCGTTATAGTAGAAGTGCTAATTCCATTGGCGGCTATAACTCCAGGAGAAGCTGATATGGCAATGGAAGCAACAAAAGAGTGCAAAGCCCCCAATTGATAATTGTAATTGGTCCATGATTGAGGAGTTCCGTAATAAACAGCTTGGGTTTGCAGTCTATAAACGTTTTCTCCGTCAATGACCAAATCATAAACAACAATGACCGTGTTGTCGCTTTTCACGTTGTCCATAGCCATGGAACCGTAATATGACATGTCGGATATATTGACAAACAACAAGTTGGACGCTTTCACATAACAAAGAGCCTCCACCTCCCCATAGTCGGTGAACACGTCCACCGAATGAAAAGTGGTTGACTTGACGTCCTTGAATTCCCCTCCCTCAGTTTTGGACACATATGATCCGTCATAAGCGTCTATTTTGTACAACGCACCTGTTGAACTGTCAACTCCATCGTAATTGTTGAACAACCACACGTAGTTGTAGAATTGAAAATCGTCGGCGTCAACGTAGTTGTAAGACGTGCCACTAACCAAAGTAACCCTGTCTGAATAAATGTTTTGAACCTGTCTGGTTTCAAATTCCCCATTTGTGTTTGGCCCCAAAGTAACTTCCATCCCAGCAGACAGTTGGGAAGTGAAATCATCATACACATACACAACGCTGGTTCCTGAAGAAGTGGTTCCGCTTATTGTTGAATGATAATGTTCAACCGTAAACGCGTCGGAATCGTACAAGTGCACCCCAGCCTCATACATGGTAAAAGTTTCTTTCAATTTGCATATGTAATTCTCTATTCGCCACCTGCGTATGTACGCTGTTTCGTCGTCACCTTCTTTCTCCAAAGTCCAAAAATTTACGCCGTCATGTTCAGTGCTGACTATCTCATGCTCCAACACAGTGTCCAATGGATATGAAAACGCCGTTGTTCCATCATCAGTCTTTTGAAACAACACGTCCCCGATCTCATCAAACGAATAAAAATAACCGCTGTAAAAAGTAAAATTTGGATTTTCCAAATTTATATTTTCATAAGACATGTTAACGCTCCTTAATCATAAGTGTCATAAACCCTGCGTTCAGGCAACCATTTTAACTTATAAACGTATGGGTCTCCAGTAATATCCACTTCAGAAGTTATATCAAATTCTTGCGCTCCGTTGTCAAAAGTCACTCTCATGTTGGAAAGATCCATGCCTGCGGAAGGCAAATCCTCCTTTAAAGTGACAAGCACTTGAGATCCGATTGACACGTCATTTCCTATTGGCGAAAACTCATGAACATACGGTGACTCCTTATCCAAAACAGTAGGAGTCCAGTCAATGTAAGAGGACAATTCAGACAACGCTTGTTCTATCGCCTCATCCAAATCTTCAACGGAAACGTTGTGTATTTTCCTACTCATTTCCACCCCGCCGGTTCCAGAATGGGTGGTGCCAACGTCCAATGTCCAAAAGTGCTCTCCTTTCTCACCCTTTATCACGAAATAACGCAAACTTATGTTGAACTTCACTGCCTTTGTGTAGTTTAAACTGTTTTTTACATACACTTCCATAACGCACACCTAAGAACTAAAATCAAGTTCATTGATCATGTTCATCAAGCCCCATCTAACGACAGAGTCAATGTCAACGTGATAAGAATTTGGCTCAAAATCCGGATCGTTTTCTCTAATAAGTTGAACTTTGGCCACGTCAGACACGCTGTAATTGTGTTTAATTCCTTGATAACCATTGTTTCCAGAAGTACAAACCTTTATAGTCGTGTCCGTGGTTCCACTTATCGCTGTAAAATAATCACAGTTTGTTCCGTCAGTTATATAAAAACAACAACCCTCAGAAGCCCCCGAACCGGAATTAACCTTTAAATCTGAGGTGTTTGCAACATAAGATTCAGTAATCAAAACCTCTTTTAAAGACACTCCTGCCAAAATTTCGCTGGAAACATTTAAATTAAAACCCAAATTCTTATAACAAGAATCAACTCCAGAAGAAGTGACGTAAACCGATGATTTGTCATCTCCTGTGTAATACCCTGATATGGAACCAGAAGTTATCACGAACTTACCGTCTTCAAAATCGACCAAAGCGTTCCTATAAGCAGATTCATAATCAGAATCAACCTCCTGCCAAGAAACGCTGTCAGGCACTGCTCTAATTTTGTTCTGCATGTCACTGGCTATTGAATCGCCAGTTATGTTGACTCCAGTGGTCAACTCAATGTAATAAACCGTATTGCTGTTGTCTATCTTTATGCCAAGAGTTCTGCTGGAGTTGTCAATTGTAAATCTCGTACCGGTGAAACCAGAGCTTTTTACCCACCCTGATTTAATGTTTCTAACGTAAACGTCGTCTATCTCAGTGTACAAAACGTTGTCAGAATAACCTTCGGTTGAAAAAACAAGAACCCATTTTTCGTCACCTTCAGCGCGCGCAGGCACAATTGTCTGCAAATCCACGCTAACCGTTTTAGAATTGTTTGGATAATTTTCAATGTCATAAACAGTTACGTCTGGCATGTTTACCCTCGGCTTGTTTTTATAAATTCAACAATTCTGTCCTTGTTCTTTTCTTTAGACAACTCAATTTCATCTAATTTTTTATCCAAACCTTTGTCAACGTTAATCAATATTGCGGTCGGCCCTTTTAGATTGTCTATTATCTTCTTCATGTTGTCACGAGACTGTTTGTTCTTTAAATAATTTGTAAACTCATAATACACAAACCCCAAACCATACAACAACACTTTCATTGTTTTAACGTTGCTTCCAACAGTTGGCAAATCAGTGTCATCTTGATAATACCCACTGTTAAACACAACGTAAAAAACATTTTTACATCCGCTGACAGCAATTTGTACCGCTGAACTAAGCTCAGAAATAAAACAAAAATCATCAACCAACACAAACACCCTGTTTTCAACGGCTACAGCCAACCCTAAAGCAGTTGAAGCCGCCAAATCCTCAGAATCAATCATATAAAAATAACCGTCTCGATCATATTTATATGATTCCTTGCATATTCCTTTGCCTGCCAACACCACTACGTCATCGTCATTTAAACAATCTAAAAAATGTTCTATGGCTTTGTACCTTTTCATTGATTAAAAAACCCTCTGTTCACAACACAGACAGCTGTGGTAGATTCTTTCTCTATTTTATCAACAAGGCTCTTAAAATCTTTTCTTAAATTTTTACTAAAATACCTATAAAAAACATTGTACAAAGACAACAACTCTTCTAAGTTCTCTGTCTCGTTGTAAACTATAAATAAAATAGGTATTTTATATTTATTGTTAAATGACGACACGTTCTCCATGATTTTCGCAACTCTGCTAGAACTAATTAAAACCGCGCCTTTAACCCCAGCCAATTTAGCCCCACTAATTATACCCGTCGCTATGTTCTCATTGGACGCAGGAATGTAATGAAGAAAATCAGACCTCATAGTGTCGTACAGATTCTTAAACCCAACGCACTGCACTCCAGAGAACAATCTATATCCAAACTCCTCACATAAACAATTCCAAAACTCCTTTGCCTTCATAACTCACCTTCCCAAACCCCAATCAAACCAAAAATTAAGATGAATAATCTATTTGATTAGACGTTGTTTTAATTCCCCACCTAATTATTGAATCCATGTCGTTGTAATGAGAACGAGGTTCTCCTTCAGGATCTTGTTCCCTTAAAATTTGAATTTTAGTGCCTGAATCAGTGGTGTAATTATACGTAATTCCACCTTGTCCTATTGTAGAAACAACAACGCTTGTGTCAGTGGTGCCAGCCAAAGCGGCAAAATACTCTGTATGATTGCGGTCTGTGATCAACAAACAATCACCAGCAGTAACGCCCGTGCCGGCGCTGATGGAAAGAGGACTCGTGTTATTGATATAATTACTTGTGATATAAGCCTCTTTAACCGAAATACCAGCCAGCTCCTCACTGGTTGTGGAAACATCAAAACCCAACATAGTCGTACAATCGTTGTTGTCTACAGCAGCAACCATTACGGAAGATCTGTTTGCTCCCGTGAAAGCGCTTTTAAGACTTCCTGAAACAATCTTAAATTTACCGTCTTCAAAATAAACAGAAGCGTTTCTATAAGCTTTTATTAAAGAATCATCCGCAGAATCCCAATAATCTCCGTCAGGAATTGCCCTAATCTTTGTTTCCATGTCCGCGGCAATAACGTCACCGGACATGGCGGTACCGTTTTCGTGATTAAGTAGAATGGAATAATACCCCAACCCATCATAACCACTCACTGTAGCGTCCATTTTGACTTTCATTCTGCAATGAGTTGAATCCAAATTAAATTTCCCACCCGTGCCGGCAAAACCTGAACTTTTACACCAACCACCGTCAGTTCCCGTTATGTACAACCTGGGTATTGCAGTACGACTTGTATTGTTGCTGTACGCAGTGGTTGACACTTCTACTATAAGCTGCTCGTCACCTTCATAACCAATCGGCACTAAAGAATCAACGTCAACAGAAACGTTTTTAGTAGTGCCTGGATAGTTATCCAAGTCTTGAGTAACAACTGTTAATGCCATTTTCGTATCCTCCTCTATTATTAATGGTAAAAATACCTTTCTCCATAAGTAACATAATAATGACAATTGTCATAGGTGCATTCAAAACCCCAATTGCCTCTATTAGTGGTCTTCATATAACATGTTTTTCCATCAGGATCGGTGTGATCGATCCTGACCACGCTGGGAGGGAACGGATCTTCAGGATCTATTCCCAACAAAAGCTTGGCTCTGATTTCGGGACATTGAGTGGAATAAGGACACGGATGCCAACAATGTCCTTTATGCTGATCTTTTTTATGTTGAGGAAGCTGGCCATAGTGTTCTGTGCCGTATATCCTTCTCCATTTTTGTTGCGGAGTTTCCCCAACAATGCTTCTATCACATCTATGCTCGCAATCACCCATTATTTACATCCCCCAAACAAGTTAAAATTTATACAAAATACCGTCCTCGTTTATGACAAACGTTTCATACGTCGGGAAAAAAGCATGAGTAGAAGAGTCATGATTCTTTGTGTCAACAACTAGACAGTCATTGTTCCTCAATTTAGGAACTGTGTTTATTTCTGTGTCATGACTTAGCCTTGCCGAATGAAGCTTGATAATGTTGTTGTCATAAGTTATGTCGTTCCAAGAAAATTTTGCCACATAAACATTTCTAGCCAACACATAATACTGTTTGTAAAAATCAAGATACATGTGATCTTTTGCATTAACTTTATCGGCGAGCTTCAAAGCTGGGCCTGAAAAATAAGCCCCGCTTAACTTACACAAACCTTCCCTTTCATAATTCGTTTTTTCCCAATGAATTTCCAATCTATACATTTCAGACAGTAAAAACTTTTCCATATCCCTTCTCCTTTTAAATCTTTATGTTATTAAGTAGTACCAAGATACAATGGTGTATAAGGAATGCTCACACTTCCAGTTCCAGTTTCTCCTACTGTGTCTGATCCTCCACCAACATTGCTAACCGTTCCTATTTCAACCGTATCCGCTCTTCCCACTCCTCCTGCCGACACGCTACCGCTACTGCCTTCAGTCGTTGTGCCATCAAAAGTTATCCCAGAGTTGTCTGTTCCAGACCCCTCAGCTATACCTCTAATAACATAATTTGGTGGGTTGTCACCGGTCCATTGTTGAAGACTCCAAGATTCCTGACCAGGCAATATAGCATCATCCTTACTGAAACTATAGCTCGTAACAAACCAAGTGCCAGTTAACTCACCGACGGTATCGCCACAAGCAGCAGGATTAATACTGGCAGCTACTTGATTGGCATCAACACACTCAGTAGTAGGAATTGTCTCGTATGGCGTGCCTGGGGAATAAATTGTCAAATTAAGGGTTTGTGTGGGTCTTTCAATGGTTTGATCAGGTGTCCAACTACCCAAACAATACAGCCTCTGCGTATTTAGAGAGACGCTCCAGCTTGCGGAAATAACACAAGCTCCGGCAAAGGATGCAGTGGTTCCGGCTCCTAATACTATTCCCATGATTTTTGTTCCTCCTTTACATAAAATTTACATAAATCTCTATTAATACAAGGTTACTTTATTAAATCTAATTAGACGTGGCCACAAGAGTAACATTGGATAAATACCATTTTGTATTGGGTATTTGTGTCACTGTGGCACTAGTCACATACCCGTCAAAAGTTTTACCGCCGGCAGTTATTGACGTTCGAGTTTTCAAACCAGAGCTGTTGGAAACTATCGTAAAAGAAACGGTTGCAATTCCATAAACGTCATAACTTATTGACAAAGAGGTACAATCTATAAACTCAACGTTCTCAGCCATTCTTATCCTCCGCTTTCCACCATTTCATCTTCATCAATGTATTCTGGGCTTCTTTCCAATTTACCAGAAAAAGCATTACCAGAACTGTCTTGCAACCTACTGTAACTGCCAGAAATAAATTCGCCTCCCTGGCCCCTAAAATCATCGCTCCCTTTCAATTCTTTAGTATAGGCAACAATGTCAAACTCTATTTTTTCAGCCATGAAAGTATGCAAAATGAAGTCACCGCTCTCTGTGGACATTGGAGCCCCAGCTCTTAATTTATATTGAGTTCCAAGATATATAACCTCTTCTCCCATCTTAACACCTCCTAGTCATTATCCACTGAAAAAACAAAAGAATAAGATGCTGTCGGCAAAGTTCCTGGATTACATTCTAAACTAAAACTTTGCAAATACAAATCAGCGCCTCCTGCGATGGAACCAATGCTTATTGTTATAGGATCATCTCCGGTTGAAAAAGAAATTGGATCTCCGTTGTAAATAAAATCATAACCATCGCTTTGTTCAGTGTCTGTGTACAAAGAAGAAGGTCCAGAAGAAGAAGACGCACTTACAACGTTGTATCTAGACAATTCAACCAAAGAAGCCAATGATCCAACCTCACCAAAAATATATGATTGACCTTGACCCGCAAAAAGAAAATGAACTTTTCCAGTTCCATCGTCACATTCATATTTCCTTATCCAATTAAAAGACGCCCCGGCTCTCCCAGGACAACCTCTATATATATTTTCCTGTGCATACCCAGTAATGGAGACAGTCCCTACTGTAGGCCCTGTAATAACCACGTCCTCTATTTTGGACATTTCCGTGTTGCTGCTAAAGTTGACAGAAATGATTCTATTATAAGTTACATCAGGAAAATTTCCCACTAAATTACAACAATCGGTCATAAATTTTCACCTCTACATTAAGCTTCTTCACCATCAACTCTGGTAAAATAAGTACCATAAGCAGGACCGCCTTGAACAAGGGTTGAATGATCATGTACAGGCACACTAGACACCTCAACAAACCCCCATTCTCCTGTGGCCGCAAAAAAATATATAACGTTTTCCAAACCCAGTTTGTGTTTATAATCTATAGCAACGGCATCAGAATAAACCTTAATAATCTCACCGGCTTTTTCATTTCCAACACAAAAACCATTCTGTAGAGTCTTTAATTCGTTTTCTATAGGAATAACCGCTGGAGTAGTCCCGTCGTCGTTAGAAATTCTAGCAAAAAACCCCTCCCCAGCAATTTCATTCACAGGTATTTCTATTTTCACAACTTGTTGAGGTATTAAATAAATTGTGTTTCCTCTCGCACTCATTTATTATTCTCCGGTGCTGCTTTGATAAGTAATTTTAAAAGGTATCTTAAGTTCAATGTCACTTTTGTCCATTCTTGTTGAATCGTCAAGAATAGGCCAAGCGGCTGAAGGACCAGAAGATTTTATCAACGACAAAGACTTTTTAACGTCATCGTCTGTTGTAAACAACAATTCTTCTTTAACGTATTTGAACTTTCCGCTTTTGTGCCCGGGCCTTGTAACACTGTTTATAGAAGCCCAACACGCTTTCGTCGCTTTAACTCTCCTGCTGTATTTCCTCTGCCTCAACATGCTCAGTACGTCTTCTCCACTTAAACTAAGAAAAGAATATTTAGGATCATCGAAACAAGGAGACAGCTGAGCCCTTTTTATTATTCCAGTAAATATCTTTTTACTTGGAGAACCCTCCCCAGCATAAATTTCGATTTCATCACCAACCAAATTTCCGGTGCTGTCGTCTATTTTTAAAGTAGCGTCAAACGTAGAAATTTGTCCTCTCGATTTTCTAACGCTGAATGACAATATATATGGAGTCTCAACAGAAAGACTTCCAAAATTTATCTTTGCTCTTACCTTCACTCTCTGTATATCTACCATATTAAGCCTCCATAGGAAGATTGTGAACGGTGCACTGCACTCTGTCTCCAACCCTCAAAAAATCCTTGCAACAATTGAGCGCAGTCACGTCCCCAACTCCGGCTATGTTTACTTTGTAATGTATGTTATTCCCCAAATCTTGTATTATAGTACCCCCCATGCCACTTTCTTCTTCGGTTTGCTTCACATAATATCCAGACGAAATATTAGCCAACGAGCCAACTGCCCATGGACCTTCAGTAACCGATATAGTATAAGAACCACTGTCGTTGTATGAATAATTTATTGAGTTTATAATGCCCCCAGAAGGACCTGTCATTCCCAATTTTGGTTCACTGTCTGGCCCACAAACATGAACTGTTTCAACTCCGGCGCCCTTATTAAGCAGGTTTTTCAAAAGTCCTGACAAAGTCTCTATCTGATCTTTATCCATAAAGGAATAACTTAATGCCACGCCGTTGCCATTTGCCATTTCTATTTTTATAAGCTCTAATGGAGTGTCGTCAAAATCTTGTTTTGTAGTTGGATCATGATCAGCAATTCCAGGAATCAGATCAACCTCTGCACCATTGTATGCGTATGGGGCCGCCTCGTTTGTAACCACTAAAGGCGATATATTGAAAACCAAATCCTCCGCTATCTCTTTGGCCCTTCCATTAGGATCCTCAATGACTATGCATGGTGATTCAAAAGCCACTGTTGCCAATATCTCCTTAACTGCTATGCCTTCCACGCCACCCGTTGGAAGAACAACCATATCGTTTATGTAATTTTTTTTATTTTTCACCACAATGTCATAACCACCCTCGGAAGCAGAAGGCACTTTAGCCGAATCCTGCAAAACACACACCTCAACATGATCTCCATAATTTCCATTGTCTCCCTTTCTTGTTTGCTTGGCAAACACAATGTGAGGAATTTTAGGAACAGTGTCTTCTTCAGAATACTCTTCAAACGATATTACATAATGAGTGCCCTCGCTTAATTTAAACACCCTCAACATATTGCTTTCAAAAGACACGTTTACTATAGTGTTGTTTCCGTCACTTTCTGACAATCCTGATTTTGGTATTTTAGGCCTGCCGTAACACTTTTTAAGCCTGTAACCAACCGCATAAACACCAGAAACTTTTATAAACTTATCAACAACCGTATTTCTAACAGTTTCAAATCTGCGAGAGGCTGGAATATCTATTTTCAACCCGTCTTCTGGACTCGCATATTCTCCCAATCCTTCCAAACATTCTGCATCCACGTTGTTTGGATCTCGCGGCGGTGAAAACAAGTCTCCCAAACACCGGCGTTCACTGCTGTATGAAACGTTCATAGGAAGATCACACGTCTCCTGATAGCCTATTTTAGTGTCCAAAGCTTCTTTATCCCCCGGATTTATCCAAAAAGCCCACCCAATTATAGTGTCATACGGATTGGTCTTGTTAATTTCATACCAATTTTCCAACCCATCCTCATACTCACTCTTAAAATGTGGATCGTCAAACAAAACTAAAGCAAATCTTTGGTTTTTTTTACTGATACATCCCGTCACAATTTGACTGTTTTGTATAATCTCTTTGTTTGCCTCATCCACCCATATGGGTTTCCAATTTAAAGCATGCCTTATTGGCAACGGTTTTCCCCCTTGAACAAGAACGCCAACTATTTCTTCTGTATATGTACGAGAATGTATTGTGCGATATATGTCTAAAGTTGAACTTCCATCCCCTATACCTACAAACTCCACTTCCCCATCTTCATTCACAACAGGTTCATAAAGAGTGCTGCCACCATTAGCGGCGTGTTCTATCAAAGACAGGTTTATAACTGTCATTGGATCCATCAACTTTATGTCTAAATTTTTAAGCGGCCCGCCTTCAGATACACTCACACAAGGTATATTGAATTCATTCAACACATCCGCGGCGACGTTTCCTTCATATTCATGCAACACTTCAGTGAACGCAGATGAGTCGTTATACTGAGGCCAATAACTAACTTCTGGTCCATCACCTGTAGCCATTTAACATCCCCCTCGTCACATTCTCGTCATACTAAAATTCTTAACTATTTTAACGTCATCTTCAACGTTTCTAATTAAAATCTGCAAATGCTGTTTAGTTAATTCCAACGAATCGTTGACGTTTCTCACATCAGATCTAACGTCTTGTATTTCTTTCTTAACAACAGAATAGCTGTCGTTGAATTTTTCATTAAGAGTTCTGTCCAACAAACTTTTGGACACCGTCTGTTCGGACACGTTTTTAACTTTTTCATCCATATTGTATTTCAAACTGATTATTTGATCATTGACTTTCCCAACCAACTCTTCCAAAGTGTCCAATCTTTGGGCACCGACAGAGCCGCCGTTGCTGTCTGCTAACGCAGAACTGATTGCGCTTTTCATAGCCTCTGCTATCTTCTGCTCTATTCCAGAGGTGTCTATAGGAACCTGCTTGGTTGTGTCCACAGGAACAGGAATAGAAGTATCAACCGGAATTTTAACCCCAGAAGCATCAACAGACACAGTTACTCCTGACGCATCAACTGGTATAGACAACCCAGAAACATCCACAGGTATCTTAACTCCTTCCGTTCTTACAGTTACATACGCTCCGCCAACGTCCACTGGAACTTTGACCTCTCTCACGTCTACCCCAACCTTGGCTCCGGACGTGTCAACCCCAACTTTGGCTCCGGCCACGTCAACCGGAATTGTAGCGGAACCTATGTCTACAGGAACCGAAACTCCAGTAACGTCTACTCCAACTTTAACGCCACCGGCTTCTACCGGAACAGTTATTCCAGTCGGATCTACGCCCACCATAGCTCCAGTCGTGTCAACGCCAACTTTGGCTCCGGCCACGTCAACCGGAATTGTAGCGGAACCTATGTCTACAGGAACCGAAACTCCGGAAACGTCAACCTTCACGGTTGCTCCTGCTGTGTCTACAGGCACAGTCACTCCTGCGGAATCCACCCCCACTTTAACCCCCGCAACGTCAACCCCTACCTTAACGCCTCCAGTGTCAACAGGAATCGTGGCAGAACCTATGTCTACAGGAACCGAAACTCCGGAAACGTCTACCCCGACCTTGGCTCCGGACGTGTCAACCCCAACTTTGGCTCCGGCCACATCAACAGGAACAGAGGCACCTGTTGTGTCTACAGTTACTTTAGCCCCAGTAGTGTCAACCGGTATTCTTTCAGTTCCAATGTCCACAGGAACCTTAACTCCTGCAACATCCACTCCAACCACAGCTCCGGCAGGATCAACGGGAACTTTGACATTGCCCAACTCTACTGGAACAGAGGCCCCTCCAACATTCACAGGAACTTTTGCATCGCCCACATCCACAGAAAGTTTCATTCCTTTTAATTCATCCAAATTTTCTATTTTTATTGGTTTTAATTTGTCCACTCCTTCAATAGTTATAGATTTAGGCAAGTCACCGACGTTGTCTATAACTATTTTGCCGTCTTTGGGTAAACCTTCCGCCCCTTTAATTTCTATTTTTTCAGGAATGTTTTTTGCATTCTCGTCAAATTCCACACTTATTTTTTTATTCAAGTCTTCTTTGTTTATTTTAACTTCCGGCCAACTTAGATTTTGTACATAATCCTTAAAATTCTCAATGGCCTTTTTAAACGCGTCCACCCCTCCACCAGCCAAAGCTTCTTTAAGGGCATTACCGGCTTCAACTAAATTCTTAGCAAAAGAACTAGCAGTGCCGCCTTGACTTTCAAGCTGTTCTCCTAAACCCTCATCTCCCTCTTTTTTTGGTAAATTACTGAATTCTTTAGGGCCCTTATACTCCCACCCAATAGCACTTCTAGCTCTCTCTTCCTCAGTGGGCGACCAAATTGATATTCCTTGTTCCTGAGCCAAAATCTCCCCAGGTTTAGCGTTTTTCAACGCGTTAGATCCGGTTCTACTGGAAGGATGAAAAGAAACCCCTCTCCCTATCATGCCTTTGTAATAATCTTCTGTGACTTTTCTTCCAGAAGCGTCATAATATCCACCGGCTCCAGAAGATTTATCTATGCCCGCCGCAGTTCCAGCAGCGATCCTAGACACTTCCATTTGAATGTTTTTAAATCCAGAAGAAATTTGATCTCCAGGACCGTACATTTCTTTGAGCCGCTTGTTTCCTATTGCAACCATTTCGTCGGTGATGCCTGAAACCCTGCTGCTTTTCAATTCTTCCAATTTTCTCCTTTCCTCATCCGCTCTTTCTTTTTCTTTTCTTTTAAGTTCCTCTAAAGATCTTTTTAAATCCCCTATGCCGCCGCTGGTATGAACACCAACACCCTCTCCCCACCTCGGACTGACATGAGTTGCCCAACCACCGTCTTTAAATCCTGGTAATTCATCTTTCAAAACCGTCCCCATTTTTCTCCATGTATCAGCCGGTATAACCGCTTCTCCTTCATGCAACATTGCCAACATGTCTTCTGGAACATAAGAAGTCCCTTGTTGAAACATCGGAATGTCTCGCATAAACGCTTTCATGTCAGGGTCTTTTTTTATTTCAGTGTCATACGCTTTTGCCCTTTGCTGCGACATATAAGCACTCATTATATTTAGAGATCCAACCGGTTTGGTTTGTCCTTGTTTTATTATTCTACTTACTGTTCCTCCTGTGTAATCAAACAAGAGCTCTCTGTAGTCCCTAAACAATTTTTTGTCAGCCCAAGGAAGAGGAACGGCTCCTTGATCTATTTCACCAAGAACCCTATTAACTTTCGACAAATATTTTTTATATCTCTCAATTTTCTTTGAAATTCTCAACGACTCTTCAACGTCTGAATATTTTCCCTCTCTCAATCTTTGTGACAGTTCATCTATTAGAGTTTTCGCCTCTCCTCTTGATTGATGCAACATCCTATCAGTGGCGCTATAATAAGTTCCTGGAATTGTTTCCCCCAAAACCTTGGGCCTTCCTCCTTCACTGTACATAAAATCTTGTGGCTTTAACTTAAGCAACTTGAAAACGTCCACCGGTGGTTTTTTAACTGATTTTAAACCCTCTATCATAGCCTGCCTTTGCACTTCTTCAAAAGTAGGCAACGGCTTCATAGCGCTTCTATAAAGCTCCTCATAAGAAGGCCCTTCTTTCAATAATTTGCCATACAAAGGACGTGGCTGCTTCAAATATTCTTCCGTGGCTTCGTCATATATTTCATCATACACATTCTTTTTGGGACTTCGTTTAAAATATTTTCCAGCTTTCTTTGCCAAACTAAAACCCTTAGAACCAACACCAAGAGAAGTTCCAATCAAAGACAGTGAAAGTCTGTTCGCTATTCCCTCATCAACACTGCCAGTCTCATCATGCACTCCATACGTAAGCGCATCTTCAATTGGACCAATTGGGGTTATAGATTTGATCGCGCCATAAAGTCCAAACAAATTTGGGCTGCCAATAAGAGCTTTTTCCGCGCTTGACCCCTCTTTAGCCTGTCTGTTCCTTATTTGCTTTGTCCTTATGAACTTCTCAATGTTTTTCCATGCCTCTCTTTCTTTGTCAACCGCGCCTCCTTCTCCAAAATTAGGAAAAAGGCTGCCTATAAACCCACCTTCTTGATATCTAGGAGCCGCATAAAAGTTTTTACTAAGCAGTCCAAATATATTTTTATATAAATCAGAGTCCTTTTGAATGTCCAAAGAGTCTAGAAAATCAGGTAAATTTGAAATATTAATGCTCTTTTTACCAATTAACTTAGAAAAATATGAAGGTTTACCGGCTTTAGCCCCAGAAACTGATTTGTCAATAAATTTTTGTAATAAACCAGACCATGCTTGAACATCTTCATAATCTAAAGTACCTGACGGGTGTCTAAATTCTAATGTACCGTGCTTTATTATAGACTTAGCATTAACTTTTTTATATCTATCCCCCAATGTATAATCTACTTCATCCAAAATAAGTCCCGAAAGCGATCTTACTTCCTTCTTCTTCTTCACATCTCTCATACTTTTAGCATATTTATTTAAATTTCCTCTTCTTTCTTTGGTTACAAGTAAATCAAATATATCTTCAGCTTTTCCATAATTCTTAACAACGTTGATTAGTTGTTTTTCGGATAAATCGTCTATACCAAAATGCATATGCATACCGGTTGAAAAATTAGTCCGTGCACCCAATTTTTTCATGAGTTCTACAAATTTAAGAGAAGGAGACAATTCCTCTTCGTTAAAAAAAGGACCAAGCTTTACCTCAAAAGGCTTTTGATCAATATAATCTGGTTGTATAGACATGTCAGTCGTAACACTGCCCCGTGCCTTCTTCTTTTTCATTAAATGAGTCAACATTTCTTCCAGCCCTAAAGATCTAAATTTCTTAGGATCATATCCCCGTGGCCACCCGCCTGGCAAGGATTTAGCATTAATTGTTCGTGACTTTTGGAGCCTGATCCAAGCCAAGTCTGGATCGGCAAAACCCTCCAATTCAACCCCTAAAGATCTAAATTTCTTAGGATCATATGTTTTTGGTCGTAAAACAGCATGTAATAAATAACCATACTCCTGCAAGTACTGAGAATCTACCACACTATATGCATCATATATATTATCTTCTCCGTATAAGTCACGCAAAAACTTCAAATGCGCTTCCTTCTCACTCTCTGTAGCCTTCTTTTTAGGTTTCTTTTTATATATTTTTAGAATATTTTTAAGTTCATTAGTAGGACGGTTTTTTGCAAAAACAGCTCCGGGAGTTAACGTAGATAAAAGACCTGCAGTAATATTAGTACCTCCAGTAGCTAATTCTTCTTTTAACGAGCCCAAAACCCCTTCCCCTATATTCTTAATGTCATCTAAATCTAAATCCCTTAGTACACTAGATACCCCAGCTAACGTCTGCTTAGCCGTTTCACCTAACTTTCCTTTTGCCTGCAAATCCGATAATTTTTCTATCATGCTAAGAGCGTCAACGGGATATTTAATCATCCTCAATCCTATATCAGGAATTGAAGTGGCTCCCATAGCCCAAGTTCCGACAGCTGATTTTAGTGCCTGTTTTGACCTGTCCAAAATTCCTTTTGGAGGATCTCCTGACCATATCCAGTCGGCTATGCCAAGTCTTTTTTTCTTCCAAAAGTCAGCAGACTCTCCTAAAACAGAAGAAACCCTACCAAACACACCGCCTTCTCGAAATCCAGGAACAGTTCCTCTCTCATTCATATAATCAAGAGCGTCGTATCCAATTTTCTTCGCAGAACTTGCTTTAATTATGTATTCTTCAGGACTGATTCTTGCTAATATTCTATCGTCTCTTGGACCACCTGGACCGTACACTCTTCCACCGCTGTTTTTACCAGTCCAATCTCTCCATCCGCCAGGTTTAGGATTAGAAAACCAATCCCAAGCTTTCTCTACTGTACCTCTGGTATTAGCCTCAATTTTTTCCAACACTTTAGTTTGATTTGCCAACTCCTGAGGAACGGTTTTTTCAGCAAAAGACAATTTTTCCATAAGCTCGGCTTTATTTTCTTTGTTAACTGACAACAAACTGTTCAACAACTTTTTCGCTTCTTGCTCCGCCGCGTCCAAAGCCTTAGCGGAATAAAAATCCGATCCAGAACTTTCCAAAACTCTTTCTCTTTCCTGTTTCAACTCTCTTTCTTCCAAACTGCCCTTTTCAGCAGAGGCCAACCTGGTGTCTATCTCTCTCAATCTTTCGCTCTGAGAAACAGTTTCACCAAAACTTTTTAATCCCCTGTCATAACTGGCTATAATTTGTGACAACCCTTCGTGTATTTGTTTTAACTCTATTCTTTCTTCTCTGCCAGTACCTTTTCCTAAAACCACTTCTTTTACACCAGCCCCCATTTGTTCTTCAATGTCAGCTTGCGCAGAAACAAACCTGGCTATGGTTTGTTCATAACCAGATCTTTTTTGTTCCATGTCCCTATTTTCTCTTTGTTGATAATACGCTTGCTCTTCCCGTCTTTGCAATTCAGGCAAAAATCTAAGTTTTTGTTCTGTCCTAAAATATTCTTCTGGACTAAGATTTCCAAACTGCAACTGCCTCTCATACTCAGCCCTCATAACGTCGTATTTATTTGATCTCATGTGAGTCAAATCAATTCCTGCCTCTTTGGCAAGAAGCTCCTCCATCGGAGAAACAGACACGGCTGCAGCGGGATGGCCACCGCCAAAAACTTTGGACATTCTTTCCCTAGCGGCTGACACTCCTTCCATCCCTTCAACAAAATTCGACATGTCAATGTCAAAGAATCTCTTAGCGTGATCTTGAAAAACATCAACCGTTGAGACCAAACTTCCAATAACCGCGTTCATGCTTGACAAAGAATCCCTGGCTTTTATGGCTCGAGCCTCAGCTGAACTGTATATTTCTTCTTGCCCCTTCATTGCCTCTGTCACCCTGCCAATTTCAGCCTCGTCTTTGACCGCGGCTTCATTTAAACCGTCAAGTTCTTCTTCTAAACGATCTATGTTGTCCTGAGCCACCCTCATTGTGGCTAAATACGCATCGTATTTAATCCTCAACTTGTCATATTCCTGACCCAATCTTTTATACGTGTCACCACCCTTGGAAAAGGCTAATTGTTGTGCGGACATCTGTCTAAATCCAAAAGGAGCGAACTGAACTTCACGATTCATACCCCTCAAAGACTTATTGAACACTGCCGGAATGTTTTCAAATTCCCTGTTGAATTTCAAACTTCTAATGCTCATCATAATGTTTCTAGATTCTATGTACTCTGCCTTTACTTTTTCCATTTCATTTTTAGCTTTTTGTGCCTCTACCGCGGTTTCTTTCAACGTTTCCGAAAGCTCTTTAAGTCTAGAAGAACTTTCAGACGTGTATTCATTGTAATCTTTCCTATATTCTTTCACTCTGGCAGTGTCTTTTCCTCCGGCCTTTGTTTCTTCCTCAATAAGAACCTCGCCTTTGGTTTTTATCTGGTTGATTATGAATTCTTGTTCGGCCAACGCGTTCTCATAATCTTTTAATGCTTTTAAAGGACCGCTAAAATCAGAAACAGGAACTCCTTCCTCTCTGGTTTTTACAGTACCTACTTGACGTATGGATATCTGATTTATGTCATCAAACACATCGCCTTTAAACTGATCTGCGTGCCTCATTTTTATCAATTGAGACGCCGTTAGATCCCTTAAACGAGGGGCATTGGCGCCATATTCAACGTTTGGAATCCCAGCAGAATACATTCCTCTTCCATACACGGTCTTTTCCGCCAGTATCTCTCCCCCTCTTCTAATTTTAAACTGTGACTCCGCCCTCTTTTGAGCAAGCTCAATTTCAGCAACGGCTAAAGGGGCCTCAATAGCGTCTTTAGCTTTTTTAGTTTCCTCTCCAAGTTTTCTAATTTCTTCCGCAGTTTCTTCACTTGCTTTTTCAAGCTGTTCTAATCTCTCGGCTCTAGGACCCCCTTGTAATTCTTCAAAAAAGCCCATATTTCTTTTTAACTCTTGTCTTTCAGATTCAATGTCTCTATATTTACTTGTTAAATATTCTCTTTTGCTTTCCATGCGTTCAATATTCTTTAAAAAAGGTTCTACATAATATCCCACCTGACCTGGACCTAAACCACCGCTTACGCTTCCAAGTTTTTGGAAAGTAAAAGTTTTTACTAGGTCCTTAAGTACTTTACTACCTTCCACCCTACCCTCAGCCCAAGGAGTCCAGCTTTCACCAGCAGTGCCTTTTTTATAAAAATAAGCGTTTCTATGCGCTAAGTATTCCTCTGGAGTCATGTCCAACTCGCTTCTAACTCCAAAATCTACAGATGCCGGTCTTCTTTTTCCAGCAAATAAACCAGCGGTCTCAGTGCCTATATACGTTGATAATTTATTTAATCCATCTCTCAAATCAAGTTTATTTATAGATTCTTTTATATCATACCCAAAATCTATCCTCCTTAACTCCTTTTCCATTTGTTCCAGTTCCATTCTAAATTCTTCTGCCATTCTCATGGAAGCAAGTTTTTCCGCATTCTTACCCATTTCTTCCGCGATCTTTTCATGCTCTTTTATAGTCTTTTCACGAATCTCCTCCATGCTTCTAAAAATTTTCTCTCTTTCCCTTTCCGTGTCAATCACTAAAGATCTTGTTTCAGTGGGAACAGACAATGTAGCAACATCATCCAAAATTTCTGATTTGTCGCGCATGTCTCTTATAACTCTTTCCGCGGCTTCTGGATATTTTTTTATAATGTCTTCAAATATTCTTGCTTGATCTCTTGCTCTTCCCTCCAACGTAGACAACCTGGTTCTTTGATCGGACTTGCCTGCTACATACCCAGCGGCGGTAGCGGTCAAATAAGCAACAAGGACCTGGCTCAATCTATCTATACTGCTTTTACTTAGATCCACCGTAACATTACCGACTGGCGGTTGTTCTCCTCCTGTAGCTCCTCCTACAACACCACCATGTTGAAACCCAGGCAGCTCGCCATGTTTGTTTATATATTCCAAATTGCCGTATCCAACCTTCTTAGCTTTAGGTTGACTTACTATGTATTCACCGTCACTCACTCTTATTGGTATATTGTCTTTTTCTCCATGTTCTTTTTGCCTACCATACTTCCCATACTTCTCTTTAAACTTTTTTAGTTCTTCAGAAGAGTGTTTTTCAATAAGATACTCTGTAATATCTTTTAGAAAATCTTCCGCTGGAACGTCTGTACCTGGAGCCTTAGGCGGCATAATAAGACCACCGTGCTGTAAAAATGGAATGGCAGGTCTAAAAAAACCAAAAATAGAACCTATAATTGATTCATATATTTTCTGACCAAAAGACAGCTTTTCACTACCTTCTCCAAACCACGGCTTGACTGCAGGAGTTAGAGACGCACCGGCCGCTGTGGCCAATCCTGCAATCCCAAGCACAGAGCCCGGAGCTAATGCCGCTGCGGTCCCGCCCAGTAAACCAATACCAGTGTATTTAGCAGCTTTTTTAAATCTATCACCATAAGACTTACCGTATAAAATTTGTTTTGCACGAAGTTTTTCTTCTTCAACAGGACCACCGTGCTGGTACATTGGAAGTTTACCGTGTTTATTTATATAATCTAATGGACCTGTTCCAATGCCCCTCACCGAAGAAGCTTTTACAACAAACTCCCCCTTACTGGCATCTATATTTACAGAGTCGCTTGTAGGTCCTCCGGGACCTCGCACTAAACCGCCGCCGGCAAACCCCTTCTCTTCTTTTATCTTCTTTAAATATTCCTCAAAATCACTCATTGCTGACTTTACATCAATCTTTTCCCCTAAAGAAACATCGCCGCCTTTAACATATTTACTTCCTGCTTTGGTCGCCGCTTCCTTTAAATTCCTCAAACTCTCTGGAACTTCTTGCCCAGTTATTCTTGCAAGCGCTTCCATTGCCACAGCAGTTGCCACCGTAGCACCTCCAAAAGCTTTTATCTGCCCTTCGGAAGCCCCGACAGCCTTGGCAAACTCCATTATTGCCGCTGACAAAGCAGCTGTGTTTCTTATCAGTGAGTGAAATTCCTCTTTTTTAGTTTCGCTTGCTATTGATTTGTCTATGGACTCCAGCTCTTTTCGCAACCCTCCAACGTCTCTTCCTTCTCTGACCGCGTCTTCAATGTCACTCAATTTACTGGTTCTTTGTGTTTGCAATTCATCCAAAACCTTATTGGAATGACTTTTGTTGAATTGTTCAAAAGCAGCTATAGATGCGCTGGTTTTTATCAAATTTTTAGAACTAATAAACTGATTTTCATTGTCTTCTTCCTGCAGTTTTCTGAGCTTGCTTAACTCTTTTATGTCCTTAAACGGAGAGGTTTCAAAATCCATGGTTCTCCAATTCCACTTTCTAGTTGGCATGTCTTCCATCTTGTCATAAAAATCTTTAAAACCAACGTCTCCAAACGCCCTTTGGGCAAACTCTCCCTTCGTGAAAGATCTGCCAAACAACTGGAAGTTGTCCTCTATCATTTCCATGCCCTTTCTCAAACCTACTTGTTGAACAAGGTTTTTTGACAAAGCGTCTATTGCCTTGTTCAATGTAATGACAGCCTCTCTATCACCCTTGTCAGAATATTTATCCCTCTCTTCAGCAAGTCTTTCCAAGGCGCTGACAGTTTTTTGCGGGCCTCCAAACAAAGCACCCAAACCACTTCCAAGACGATCAGAAAAACTAGACATTGCCTCTTCCACTGCGTCTGGATCGCCAATGTTTTCCAATATTCTGTCAAGCCTCTCTACAGTCGCCGCTGTGTTTTCCCTAACCTTGCTTGTCTCCAACACAATCTCAGCAGCCCCAGAGTCTCCTGTTTTAGCCACTACCTCAGTATAACGTTTCATGTCTTCAGGACTCAATGTCGCACCGAATCCTTTAGACACGTCCGCTATGCTTTGCACAGCCACCAATGCCCTGTCTATAGCATACACGTCTTCCTGTCGTCCTCTTTGTTGTATTTCAAGCTGACGTTGCCTTGTCGCTCTTTCTAAATATTCGCCGCCGCCTCTTAACAATCTTTGTGGAGCTGTCAAGTCACTAAACTTTTGTACACCAAGATCCAAATTGTCCAATCCTTTAGTCACGCCTTTCATATATCCAGAAACTTCTTTTTCAAGCTGCACCCTGCTCTTTTCCACAGCAAGATTTTCTTTTACAACGCGCGTTCCTTGTTCCATTGTTTTCATCAAATCCACAAACACAGCTCTATACTGAAGAACCACTTGGTTATTTTTTAGAATTTCTTGCAACCTCTCCAACTCTTCATACAAACCAGTTGCAATAGTGGCTCGGCCTCCTTCCTCCAATCCTTCATAACGCAGTTTCGTCAATTGCTCAGCCTTGCGAGAATAGTCACGCATAGGCTTTAAAAAATACTGTTCAGTGGTTTTTTTCCATTCTTTTTGAAAAGGCGAAACTCCGAAACCAGATCCTGGAACAAACCCTTTTTCACCCTGCAAAAGAGTGGTTGTTGGTATTTCACTAAAGAATCTTTCTCCCAAACTAAAATCTCTTTTAAAATCCTTTGCTGAAATCCCTCTCAACCCTGCCGCGGCTCCAGCTAGAAATTCATTGAACACCTCCATTCTATCAGACAAATCTTCCTGTATTGCCCGCATTGGAAAGATTGCGTCCACCATTTTCCTCATGTCTTCGTCAAATGGACGTTCCTCTATTCTCAAAGTCTTTGTGTTAAAATAAGTAGCCACCCACTCGAACACTCCGTCCGTCGTTTCTTTTAAAGACACTATAGCTTGTTTACCTGCCATGTCGTATTCTTTTGCTATGTCATCAACAAAAGTTACAATGTCTCCTGACAAAGCCTTGCCAACCCTAGGCTTTGCTCCTGCGGTTTCAAGCCTTGCTTTAGTCAATTCTGAAGTAACATCTATCACAGCAGCGCCCTCTGGAAAGACTCTTTTCAACACCTCAGCTCCAAGAACATCTTCTGGTTTGGCCTTGCCTTTTATTCCCTTTATTTGCAATCTAGGCTCTATCTCCAACATTAACTCATATCCTTTTCTAAGTTCCTCCCTCCCAAATATGTTTGCGATAGCGTCTCTTCCAAGACCTTCTGTGGGTATGTCCGATAAGACTCTTTTAAAGTCTCCATACGTTTTCATGTAACCAGTTCTAACTTCTTTCAATCTTTTCTGGTATTCCACTATATCCTTGTCAAAAGCAGTGGTTATAGGAAATTTGTTCTTCATGGCTGTTAGATCATTAAGTCTACCAGTAACTTCTTCCAATGCCTTTGCAGGAGCAACGTTAATGCCTTTTGACAATAAATTTCCAAACACAGGAGCTTCTTTTAAAAGAGATCTCAACTCATATTTCCATTTCTCTGGCCCAGCTATTTCTGTTAAATCTTTAACGTACTTGTCAAGCACCTCCACTTCAGTCGCCGCCATCTCTTTGACTTTTAAATTCTCCAGAGTTTTTAAATATTCTTTAAAATCACCGGTAGTTTTAAGAATGGCGTTGCCTAAATTATCATAACCAGCAATTAAATTAATATTTGCTTCAGCCAATTTATTAGTAAGATCCAAAGCGTCTTCTTGAAGTTTAGGCAAAGTCAACAATGGACTCTCATATGTACCAAGTTCTTGTCTCCTTGCTTTGACTTCAGGTTTACTGGCTTTTCTTATGTCTTCCAATCTTCTGTCAAGACCTTCATATTCACCTATAAGCTCTCTTATGGTGCTAAGCTCACTTTCGTTGGCTCTTCTAACTCCATAAACGCTCTTTTCATAATCTTGAGCTGTTCTAGAAAGTTTACCATAATAATCATACAAAGATTTAAACACAGGAACTAAGGCGGCAAGAGTCAATCCCAACGGAGCTATCGATTTTATAAACCCAGTGTTTTCAGAAGCCATGTCCTTAAACATTTCTCCAAATCTTCCGCCTATCTGCTCACTGACAACGTCTATGGACTTTCCTATTCCCTTGGATATGAAAGCCGGTGCCTCCAAAGCAGCCATGCTTGCCACTCCTCCAGCCCCCTTCAATAATCCAACTAAAGGTTTAGGTCCTTTCAATATTCCTGGAACAGCCTTAGCAAACTCTTGGCCCTTATAAATAGTGGCCAAGTCGTCCAACGAAGACAATCCTTCTCCCAACTTATTGAAAGGCTTTGCTATTGACTTGCCTAACCTTTCCCCTCCCAAAAACACGTCTGACACAAATTCATTATAAGCCCGTCCAGCTTCCGCAGCAAGATAAGCAGTTTTGCCTAAAGCTGAATGAAAATCCTTTAAATTTTTACCTTCGGTTATTTTTTTAAGTCCTTCGAATTCTTTACCGGCGCCTTTACCAAACACTTCGTAACCAGCCAACTTTGTTCCTGTCTTGAAAGAATCAAACAAATCTTTTATCAATCCGGTTCCTTTTCCTAAACTTTCAGAAAAAGAAGTTATTAATTTATCTCCTTTAGCAATGTAAGTCACAAGCAAACCTAGTCCAACTGCCCCAGCTTTAACGCTGGTTGGAATTGCGGATATGGTTTCCAAAAACCCTTTCATGGTTTTTAGACCAAATTTAGCTATTGGCAAATACACTTTGCCAAATTCAATCTGCAACTCTATGGCAGATTGTTTTGTTTGTTCCAGCTGCTTCTGGTAAGTCTTCATCACTTCTAAATTTCTTCTCTCAGCGGAACCTTTGGAGTTAATGCTGTCTCTAACAGCAACAGTTGCTTCTTCCCAGTTGTCCATTAAAACGAGCAATTGATTGTATTGCCTAGTGCCTCCTATAGCTTGTGCCAAAGACATTTTTTGAGCGTTTGTCAAATCTTTCCAAGCCATGGACAAATCTTGCAATATCTCATAACCACGTCTTAACTCACCTTCCTCACTCATCACGGGTATTCCAATTTTTGCCAACTCTTTAGGACCTTTTTCGCTAGACAGCCTTCTAAATATAAACCTCAAAGAGGTCCCAACCTCTTTACCAGACTGTCTTGTCACTGACCCTATCGCGGCAATAACTCCATTCAACTCATCAAAAGTGAATCCGGCGTTTTTACCGGCAGACGCAGCTTTCTTCAACGCATTTGCCATGTCTCCAGAAGTAATGGCGTGTTTTGCTTCAACCTCGCTCCAAGCGTCCATAAACTTAACGGAGCTCTCTCCTTCTTGCCTAAACACCTTCATAGCTGCAGTTAAAGCTTCTGTAGCCTCCTTGGCATTTAGAGTCGTAACGTTAGCCGCAAGAGTTGCAGTTTTAGTCCTATCAATAACTTCCTCTTGCTTCAAACCCTGTTGAGCAAAAATTCTCATTCCTCTTAAAACGTCTGTTATAGCGACGCCATAGGTCTTTGCAAATTCAATTGCTGATTTTTGCAACACGTCAAAATTTGTCTCAAGCGGGCTCATGACCTGTCTTAAATTAGCCATGGCCATCTCAACGTCTCCTATGGTACCGATCATGTCTTGCAAATTTGAAACGCCACCATAAACCAACCTGGCAGCGGCTCCCCACAACACTACTCTCCTTATGGCAGATCTAAAAGATCTGTTGCCAACTTGCATGTATTTTACTAGATCCCTTTGTTTTTCAGAAAAAGCGCCTGTTTCCTCGCCGGCTTTGTTTACATACTCGCCATATTTATGAAAATCAGTGGCTACGTTCTTTACAACGTTTCCCATCTGATCAAGAATCTTCGTTGTGTACGTAAACCTCTCTCCTACTTTAGAACCCCCCTCTGCCTCCCCTTTGACAAAGTACTCCCTGATTCTGGATATGTTTCTTTGATGCAACGCTTGTTGCGTCTTTGGAGTCAGCCATGGAAGAACTTTTACAGTTCCTATGTCTCCCCATTCTCTACTTTTGCCTTCTTTAGGTTCACCCAACTTAGAATAAGTTCTTTCTATTTGTCTCAAATACGCAAGAACATCTTCTAAATTTTTTCTGTGGGCAACTGTAAAATCTTCCCTTACGTTAAATCTAAGATATTTTTCCAACGCGGTTCTCAACTGCACAACACCAGGGATTAACGTGGTAAAATCCCAAATGTCTTGCAGCTCTGCACCTTTCCTTGCAACCAAATCAGCATTACTGTAAACTTCAATCAACTCCTCATTCATATTAGCAAGTCCAGCTAAAGCATCCCTCGCCTTCAATATTGGAGCTGTTTTAGTGTCTGTTGTTATCGACTTAAAAATTTCCCTAAGCTTTTCAGAATCAATTATACCTTCTGCCTGTTTGGAAATTTCTTCCGGCGACATGTACACTCCTGCTCCTTTAGCCAGCTCAGGACTAATAAACCCCTTTCCGCCGGCCATTGTGGCAGTAGTGGTGTATATGTCAGTCGGCTTGCCTAAGGTATTCATTATCCTGTCTTGAAAATCTTTTATTCCTGACTTAAACTTAGAATAAGCCTCCGTTCGATCTTCCAAACTCTCAAGCTCATCAACTTGCTTCCTGGCGTTTTTTAATTGCTCGACGTAAAAATCACCAAGAGCAATTCTATAAGCCTTCCACGCTTCAATGTTTTCCTTGTGTATCAGTTTCCCCTCTTGATCAAGTTTTTCCAATACCTTTATAAATTCCGTACCCGTTGGTTTTCCAGTAGACTTAATGCTTGAAAGAACTTCTTTTATTTCATCTGCCATTTTGTCAACATTAAGACCTTCGATAGCTACCTGCCATTGTTTTGCTGCTATATGTAAAGTCCTCAAATTTTCAAATATAGCGTCTAAATCTCCTCCAGTGAACATGCGAGGATCTTCAAAACCACCCAAACCTCCACCACCGGCGGCTCCTCCTCCAACAGCTCCTGCAGCTGATTTTCTTCTTGGGGTGGGATCTCCGAAAACGTCCCTATAGCTTCCACTAGCAAAACTTTGCACAACTTTCTTATCATATTTCTTTTCTGTCAAATAACTTCTAGCTCTTTCTACAAATTCATCCAACTCCTTGTGAGAAACCCCTTCTATCCCGGCTCCTCCAGTAACATTGGAAGTCGTGGCATAATCAATTTCTCTTCCCGCAAGCCTTCTCTTCAAAGTGCCCAACGCTGATTTGTATTTTTTGTCAGCGTCTTTTAAAGGATTGTTTTCAACAAGATATTCCTGTATTAATCTCCTGGCTTCTCTAATTGCGTCTATGTCTTTATCAAATCTTTCTTCACTGAATCCAAATCTAACCACTGCTGGTTTCTTCTCTTTCTTCAATTTGTCATAAAAACGAATTTCACCAGTAAGACTTGAAGGGTCCATTTCCTTTTCGCTTGCTAAAGCTTTCATGTAAAAATTAACCTGAGAAATCGTTTCTTCCAACTTCTGCCTAGTGTAAGAACTAAGCTCCCTATCCATCACCTCGCTTAAACCTTTAATGCCCTCGCCAATCTCGTCCACCATTCTTCCACTAACGGTCTTTATGTCACTGACTCTTTCAATTTGATCTTCCGTGTCTCTAAAAACCAAATCAATGTGACCAGTTATTGTTTTGGCAACTGAATCTTCATATGAAACTGGGGTTTCTACATCGACCGATTTTCCCAATCTTTTTTTCAATCCTTTTTGTATAGAAGAATGCAAAGCAGTTCCCAACATCGCCTCTGCCTCTAACTTAGGACTTGTAATCTCTCCTAAACCAAGCATCTTCTCCATTATGGATTGAACTTGTGAAACCTTCAACTTTCCCACGTCAGTAAAACCTTTGCCAAATATACCTCCTTTTTGTCTGTATATACCGCCTCCAGAAATGGCGCTTGCTCTAAACTTAGACTCAAAGGTTTCTCCAACAACCTTGGATCCGGAAATTTTTTCTGCCATCCCTTTAAGATACTCAGCCTCTTTGTCCACCGCCCCTTTAGTTTGATTGGAGTATTCTTTCAACACATTAGCAACAGTAGAACCTTGACCAAAATCAAATCTTGGCAAATTCTCCAACCCACCGACTATCTCCACCAACAAAGGCTTCCCGCCACAATTTACAACAGGAACACATTCTCCAGATGCAACCGACAAAGTAGCTTTGTCCACAGCTTCTTTAGCTGCAGAAACCCCATCTGCTTCTGCCCGTTTGGACAAAATTTCCTGTGCTTTGGAAAGACGTCTTTGATCCAACGGACCTCCGGCAAAATCCGCTGCCGCCCTTCTTTTTTTAATCTCTGCAGGACCCTCTAAAATACTCTCAGTGGCCTCTTTACTTGGCAATATGCTTCTCAACACCATGCCCTCGCCACCTCTTGACACCAAAGCTTTTATAACTTTGTCCAACTGAGCAAGAGCTTTTTGTTTCTCCACCCAAACCTCGGTGTATTTCTCCAATTTGTTTACGTAATCTTCCCTTTCCGCTTCAGAGGCTCCTTCAACAAGAGGTCCCATCGCTTGTGCTATTTGATTTTTAAAACGTTCTCCAAACTTCTCTTCTATATTAAAAGATTCTATGTCTGTCATTGGAGGAATGCCGGCAAAATCAGAAAGTTCACTGATCTCCTTCCTCATATTTTTCATTTTTCTTTCGTCAAATTTTTCAGACAACACTCCTGCCGCGTCCATGGCTCCGACAATGCTTTCTTCAAAAGCCCTTCTTCCTTCTGGCTTGGATGTCTCTTCCACAATTTTAGCTGCTTTTTCTTGATCTTTGTACAAATTCTCTATAGAACTTGACAACAACTCGGAATAAGCCCCAAGTCTTGGCTTTTCAGTTATTGTGGAAAAATCCCTGAGTATTTCACTTGAAGTGGCTTGAGCTTCTCTGTACTTCCTTAAATACTCTTTCTCCTTGCCGGTGCCAAATTTATAACCTACTGGAGCTTTTATTCCTCCAGTCATTTTACCTTCTTCTTCCCCCAATCTTCTGCTAAGAGCCTCCAATTGTGACTTAGGCGTGGCACCCCAAGCTCTTTTGCCATACAGCGGTTGCATTTGACCGAACACGTGTCGTCTAATATTTATGCCACCAGGAAGATTCTCTTGCTCCCACTTAATCCGTCCCTCTGCGTATCTCCTGAGATCGGTTGCCCCTCTTGTTCTCTCACGACGAACTTTTGGGGGCAATCCTTCCAATTCTCCTATCAACCCTTCCACCGCTTGTTCTTGTATTGTCACTGCAAGTTCTTTTAAAAAGGACTTAAACCCCACCATTTCCACAGCTCTTTTTATTAATTTCTCTCTTGGCTCTATTCCTATGTCTGACGTAGGCAGACCTCTTGCTTCGCTAATTTTAGTAAGCTCGCCTCTAATGTCCTTGGTTTTCATCTTACCAAGTCTTCTCTTCACGGCAATTTGATTTGCCTCGACAAACTCTTTTAGATCTTCATAATCCTTCTCAACCATTATTGATTCATAAAACTCTCCAGCAGCCTCAGGTCCCTTTGCTAAAACCCCCGCAATTTTACCTGCAACGGGGGCCGCGCCTGCGTGTTTTACGTCCATTCCTTTTTGCAAACCAAACCTAAGCAACTCATTCATCATGGTTTGAAATTCAAATTCAGGCCCTTTGGATCCAAATATGTTTAGCTCTCTTGGGTATTTCTTTTTAAAACTCTCTACGGCCCTAGACTCAGCGTCTGGAGCTATTTGACCCCCGGCAAAACCCGTAATCATTTCGGCAAGCCTATTTATCCTATACAAAGCCTCGGTTTCTTGACCGGTGTGTATCTTAAAAAGCTGGGCCGCCAAAAACTCACTTTGCTTCTCTTCAGACAACCTTCCTCTAATTCTTTCTTTAACCAACCCTATTCCTTTGAGATCTTTAATTGAATCCATCAAACCGGACGCCGTTTTGTCTATGGAAGCGTTTATTACTTCAAGAAATTTCTTTTCGTCTTCATCCCCCTTCACAACGCTCCTAACTATGTTTTCAAGTTCTCCCTGAACGTCTCCACCTTCTCCTGCCAGTATCTCCAATTGTTCTCCTGGTTTTAAATACTCTAATTTTTCTGTAAAAAATGGTTTCTTGAGAAATTCATATCCTTTCTCAGAAGCGAATTTCTTTTCAAACGCAGCTGACATTTCCGCCAAAGGAAATTCACCGCGAGCTTTTGACATGGATTTAGCAGCACCATAAGTAAACACGTCTCTAAAGACAGCCCTTGTGCTGTCTATGTCTTCAGCCAACGAATTAAAATGTTGTTCGATGTTTTTTCTAGCTTCAGCAGTCTTGGCGGCATGAACTTCGATGGCGTCCCCATCAAAGTCTAATTTTTGTTCGTGGGACAAATATTTAGGAAGAACGTTGCTTATGGCAGTATTAAGCTCGTCTATTAAATTGTTTAACTTTTCTCTCTTCGCAGCGCCCTCTTCTGTGTCTCCAAGAGCTTCCCTTCTTTCCGACAATTTCTCCACAACGGATCTTGCGCGTTCTATTTCTTTGTCAAACGCTTCCAAATCCAACTCTGGAATTCCAGGAACCGCAATTGAATATTTGCCAAAATCTTTGGCTCCTTTTTTTCCTCCAATCAATTTAGGCTCAAATGGCTGCACGCTGGAAATTCCAGTGAACGGATACCTCACAGTTTCTATGTATGGAACCAAATCTTCTTTTACATGCTTCTTAACTTCGTCTCTTATAGCGGGATCCGTTTCTTTGCTTAAGCTGGATCTCACTATATCGTCCATGTACTTAAGCATGTCATAAAGAGATCCTTCTTTAGTAACAGCCTTTTTTCTAACCGTTTTGGGAACTCTAAAAGTTTCCCCTCCAAGAACGTTGAATTCTTCTTTGTCTCTTCTATATTTTTCTGTGTAAGTGACCGGTATCTTTTCAGCAAATTCTTTAGGAATTCCAAGCTCAGTTTGCTTAAGAACCGGCAAACCCATCTTTTTGTATTTTTTTACGTTCTTAGCGTGCTCTTCATTTATGTCTGATATCTTTTTTGAAACGTCAAGCAAGTCTTGCAACCCAAGCTCTTCATCTAAATCTTCAAAACCTCCATATATGTCTTTCAAAGATTCACTAAACTTTTTGAGATCTTCGGTTTTGTCAACGCTGGCGGTTATGGCTTTGCCCATAACGGCAGGTATCTTTCTGGAAAACAACACTTGGGCTATGGAACCTGACTTTCCCAAAACTTTTTCAGCTATTGTTTCATAATAATCCACTTTTGCTCTAGCAAATTGAGCCAAAGCCCTTTCAAAAGCATTTTCTTGTGTGGCAACGGTGTCCAGATCCGCTTCTTTAACTAACTCATAAAGCTGTTTTCTTGAAAACGATTCTATGAGAGGAGTGGCTTTTTTAAACTTATCCTCGCTTCTTTTAATGTGTTTCCTCAATCTATTCGCAAATTCCTCGCTTCTTTTGTCTAAACCTTGCCTGCTTGCAAATTTCTCTACAACGTCTTGGTCGTACTCCCCCCTCTTTATAAATTTCTCAGCCTCTTTCATTTCATCCAACTCTTTACGAGACTCTTTTCCAGAACCAATCAACACGTCAGCTATTCTTCCAACAACGTCTGCATGTGCCTCCACTTGTGATTTGACTTTCAGCTGTTGCCCAAGAAAAGCCTCTATATGCTCCACTTGTGAGTATTCCGCTGCTGGAGTAAGTCCGGTGGTTCTATAACCAGGAGGCATGGTGCCTTTTTCCACAGACAAAAACGGTTTAAGTTTTTCAACAATTCCAATTACCTCTCTTACGTCACCTCCCTCCCTTTTCAACGCGTTAGCTCTTCCAACCATCCCTTTAACAGCGGAAGCGATGTCTTCTCTTAACTTTTCCATGGAGGTTCCGCCGTAAGACTCTTCCAATATCGTGTTTAATTCTTCCAGCCTTTTTTCCAACCCAGCCTTGACAAACTCATCTTGTGAATCATCCAATCGAGAAATAGCCATCTCCAAATCCTCAACCTCTTTAACTATTTCCGACATGCCCCTTCCAATCTCTTCCACTTTTTTAGCGGAGCTTATGACGTTCATAAGACGCCTTGTTGGAATTGTAGGGCCATACTCACCTCCTATTATTTCTTCTTCATACTTTCCTCTCGCTGCTGCTCCAGGAACGTACAAAGGCTCTTTCTTGGTTGGATCTGCGACACTAGGAATCATCACTTTAAACGCCTCTGGATGAGCACTCATATCCAATAAGGTGTCTTGTAAGTCTTCAAAAGCTCCCACAGTCTGATCAAACTCGGCTATGCTTGACAACTCTTTTGTAGGGACAGTTTCGAACAAACGTTTCCTAAACTCCCCAGCCTGTTCGTTCATTGACTGTAACGCTTTGATGTATTCTAAATGTTCTCTAACGTCAGCTCCGCCAGGAGCGCTTCTTATTTCTTCCATTATTGGGGCTTTTTCTCCAAAAATGGACGCATAAGCGGCGTAAGCTGGTATGTTTAGTTTCTCCCCTTTTATTCCCTTCTCTATCTCTCTTTTTGACCAATCCGCATAAAGATGCGGTTCTTCTATAACTTGTAGAAATTTAGTTCCAACAAGACCCTTTCTTTTCTTTACGCCAGGACCTTCTTTGGTTAAAGTTCTTTCCAAGACATCTACGTAATAGTTGGACAACTCTTCCAACTCTAAGGCCTTTTTACCAAACCTTTCCTCCACGATATTTTTAGCCTTTCTTATGTCCTCATCCGTTCCAGTAAAAGCAGACTCATACCCTAACACAGCGGCGTATTCACTAAGCTTGCCCTTCTCTCCTTTTTTACCCAATAAAGATCTGTATATGTCTTCTCCAAATTTTGTTTTTAGCGTCGTTGCCCCACTTATTTCTTTTCCACGAAATTCTTTAGCGCCCACTCCTGCAATGTTAGCCAAAACAGACTCCAACACCTCTGTTTGCAAACCTCTTTTTCCAACCCCATAAGAACTTATCTGTACGTCAATGGGCATTTCTTTATAGAGTTCCGCCTGTTTGCCAAGTTCTTTCTTGTACAAATCTTTAAGCTGCTTTACCCCCTCAATGTCATCAGACAAATCCGTCCCATAAAGCTCTTTCATTTTATCAACAACTCTTTTAAACAGCTTTTGTTGTTGTATCGCCTCGTCTGCAACGACAACGCCTTTGTCCACATCCTTAAACATGGACAACATGAACTTGTTTCCAGACTCAAGCAAGTTTTTCTGCAAATTCCGATTTGACACTAACCCAGAATACTTAGTCAGACCTTTTGACTTCTCTTCTATAAGTTCAGAAGCAAGCTCACCCAACGTTTTTGGCATGATGGCTGTGCCAAGCCCTGCTTTTTGCGCTTCTTCAGGAGCCAAAACCTTGAACTTCTTGTCTTCTTCATAATACTGAAGTACGTCTCGAGCGCCTCTTGGCAAAGTAGGAGTTACGCCCACTCCTTTGGCTCCGTACCGCGTTGTAACCTTTCTACCAAAATAATTCATGAAAACTTCAGCCAATCTGGCCGCCTGAACTTCCACGTCGGCAGATCTAACAACTGATATTGCTTTAGTGACGTCTGAAATCAAAGCCTTGTCAGCCCTTCCCTTATATTCCTTGCTAACTCCAAGAACGTTCTGTATTTCAGCTGCGGCATCCATTACTGACTGCTCCACGTCTCTAAGCAACTTTGGTTCCACTTCACTGATTCCAGCTCTTGGGGCGCCTTCAACTCTTCCTCCCTTGCTTGGAAGTATAAGCTTTTTAGTTATGGAGGTAAGGGCGTCTGCCAACCTTCCAGATATAAGCACTTGATCCTCAAATGTATTTGCAGTGCTTCTTAACTCAGCCAGCACGTTAAAACCATATCCTCCTGCGCCATACCTGCCACCGGCAATCATCCCTCTCTCACGTTCAGTTCTTAAACTTGGAAAATCGGTAGTCACTTTACCCAAATCAACGCCGAATCTTTTAAACGCGTCGTTTATGTCATCTTCACCAGAAGACAAAGCGTTTGTAACATTGGATATGTTTCTGCCAACGTTTTGAAACTCCGTTCCGAACGGGGCGAGTTCCCTAAGATTTTCCGTATACATCTTAAGAGTGTCTGCTTGCAAAGTCCTTAAATACTCAGTTCCTTCTTTAGCCATTCCCACGCCAGGCCTTAATGAAACAACCTCTGAAGCCGATTCTGGCAGACCTAAAGTTGAAACAGTTCTTATTCTTTCAGGCACTCCTATCTCTTCCAATCTTGACAAAGCTTCTTTAGTTCCTTTGCTTTCAAGAACTTTCACTTCTGACATAATTTCATTCAATCTAAAGTTTATGTCTTTTATCAAACGAACTTGAGTTTGTGGATCTGTTTGCGCCTGTAATTCTGGTTGACCTCTCAAAACCCCCCTGCCATAAATTCCAGGAACTGATTTCATCAACACCTGAGCCACGCTTTCTTGATGAACCCCACGCCTTGGCCTGCCTCTCTCTATCAAAGGCAATATTTGCTCAATTTGCCTCACTGCCCTTTCGTATTCTCTAATATTGCTTTGAAAACCAGGCCTCTTCGCCACGCTGCCAAGAACCCCTTGTTTTGCCTTTCCTATAGGAGAAGTCATCACCTTTTCCAAAACGTCATAAACGTTTTCAAATTTCAAAGAATCCAAAGCTTTTGCCACGTCATACGCAGACAAACCGGCTTCTGCCATTCTCTTCATAAACTCATCTATTGATTTGTTGTCGATGTTTTGTAACGTCTTATATACTTCATCAACTCCCTTCTTAAAATCCTCTAAAGAAGTTATCCCCGCCTTCTCCAATTGAGCGCCTTTAGACACGGCGGCCGCCTTGTATCCTTTAGCCACAAACTCCCTGCCTCCAAACTTAACTATATTCTTTATCATGTCTCTTGACAAATCTTCCGCTTGTTTAGTGGCTCCGGGATCGGGCCTATAACCAACGTCTCTGATGCCGGCGCCATATTTAGCGGCCAAAGAAACAGTGCCTTCTTCAGTAAAATCTTTGGTCAACGTTCCCAACTTTTTGAACATTTTTTCCAAGCCACTTTCAAAAGTGACAAATTTTTGCAAAGCCCTCTGACTTCCAGTGGAGGTTTCAAAAACAGAGGCGCCGGTGCTAGTCAATCTTGCAGCAGGGATGGCAATTTTTCTCAATAATGGATCTTTGCCTCCCATTAATTTATCCAAAGCGTATTTCTCGCCTATGGTTTCCTTAAACACCCTTGTTATTTCATCATAAGAATCACTCAAAATCTTATTCAATTCGTTAACCATTTCTTTGCTTGGAACAGACGCTGGGTGTTTTTGTCTCAACTTAATCACTTCTTGCGCCCGTTCTTTGCCAAATATTCTGCCTATGTTTTCTTTATGTGCTGCTTTGACCCACCCTGCTATCTCCTCAACCCTCAATTCTTGGCCCCTAACCTGACGAAGCTTCTCAGCTTTTTTCTCTTCCTTAAACAATCTGACCAACTCCGCCGTGGACTGCCCTCTAGTGGCCTTTTGCCCAAGAACGCTTCTTAAACCTGCAACATCGGCTATTTCAAACGACCACTGTTTTCCACTTGTTTTTAAATTAGCTCCGGAGGCCAATTTAAAATACTCTTCTATAGGCTGTTTTGAACTTTCTCTGACTATCTTCCACCCAGAACTTAATTCTTTTTCCATTTTATCAATCATGGTTCTTTGTAATTTATACAAAGAATTAGAAAGTTCCGTTATATTGTCCTCCACGGATTTAAAAGCCTTTGCCCCAAACTTGGACAACGGTTTTTCAACTTCCAATTCATACCTCTCCCCAGGTTTCTTAGGACCAAGAGCTTTATCAGGATACTTATAAATGCTGAATCTTTCCCTTAATCCAGACAACTTTTCCAAAGCCCCCGCATACGTTAATTTTGAGGGGGAGTCTTTTAAAGACTTGTCCATCTTTTTTAAAGAACTGGCAGTCGAATCCGCAGCTTTCTTGGTGTTTTCCAAAGATTTCTCGGCCGCGTTAACTTCTTTCTTAAAAGAGTCTATGTCATCTGACATCTGTTTTATTTCTTTGCTGTATTTAGGAGAGCCTTGCTTGCTTATATTCTCTAAATGAACCACAGACTCTCTAATCTCTTGAATCAATTTAGCCATTAATTTGTCAGAATCCCCAACCTTGGACTCAAGTTCGCTCATCGCTTTTCGCAAAGCTTCCAAATCTTTCTCCCCAAACGCCTTTTCTGCCTTTTTGTAAGACTCAAAAACTCCAGGACGAGCTAAAAGAGAGTGACCGGAAATAGGCTCCCTTCCGAACTGAGAATGGCTTTGATACAGCAGTTTGCTTTTGAACACCTTAGGATCCAATATGGAAAGCTTTTTCATTTTAGAATCAAGATCTTTAAATCCTTTTTCCAAACTGTCCCCAACTGCTCTTTCTATGCCTTTGACATCAACGTCAACCTTCACTGAAACGTCAGACAATTCTTTTGTAAACAAATCTAACTTCTTTATAAATAAATCCAAGTCCTTAAACGACTTAGCCTCTCCTTCAATTGGCTTGGGAAGGTTTTTCAAACTAGAATTAAGAACCTCTATTCTCTTGGTAAAATTATCCATCCCCGAAATTTCTACTTCCCCAGACTTGGTTTGAGTTTTGATTTCTTTTTGTAAATCTTTTATGACTTTAGTTAAATCAGTGACGTTTGTTGGCTTTTTTTCCAAACCGGCAACAACCTTTTCCAATTGAGTCCCTTTCAAAGAAGACGCTTCTTTTATTGCTGCATGCAACTCTTTAGCCAACAATTTAATGAAACGCTGAGGATCTTCTGCGACCGTCTGTCTAACGCCAGAAACCCTTTCTGTCATGGCTTTCTTAACGTCAGTTAGAGCTTTTGACAACTCTCTATATATTTCCTTCTGTTCCCTTGTGGCCTCTTTAGCGGAATCTCTCGCTTGTTTAATTTCACCTGGAAGTCTTTTGAATTCAGATATTAGGCTTTTTAAATTAGTAAAAAGGGGACCAAGTTCCTTAACGTCCACTCCCCCACCGCTAGTTCTAATCTTTTTCATGGAGTTGGTCAAAGCAACCATGTTTCTGGCTATGGAAACAACGGTGGACGTGCTTTGGGCCATGTCCCTCGTTACCTTGTCCAAAGATTTTGGCAAAACCCTTTCTATAGATCCAGACACGGCTCTCGACAATTCATTTATTTCCTTGTCACTTAAACCAATCCCAGTGGATTTCTCCATCTTTTTACTCAAATCCTTTATAGATCTCTCTATGGATCTGTTCAAATCAGATAGAGAACTGACTATGGCTTTGTCTGAAAATTTTTGTCCTGGAGCAGGAGCTGATTTAATTATGGATTGAATTGCTTTTTTTGAAAATTCGTCTGCGAGCCCTCTAGACAACCTGTTGATGTCTTCTCTAGAAATCACAGCGTTTATAGAACTTACGGTTTTACCCAGTTCGTTTGCTATGGCTTTGCTAAGCTTTGACGCGTCAAAAAGCTTAGACAGGGCTTCTTGAAGAGCTTTACTAAGTCTTTGGACAGAAATAGGCGACTCGCCGCCGCCGGTAGGTTTGTTTGTGGTAGCTCCGTCTTTAAAGTAAACGTTATGATCAGCCAAAATAAATGTCCTCCAAGATTAATTAAAAAAAACACAGAGATAGATAAAAAACTTTATTTCCTGACCCGTCTAACCCTCTTCCTTACATCAGCTCTATCTTTAATTAACCCCGATTCTTTCGGCTTATCATATTCTATGTCTTGATACAACTCATTGGACTGAGTGACAATCACTTCTTCGCTATCAAAAGCTGACAACTTGCCGCTTCTTGAAGCTTTGCTTCTCTTAGCCGCCGCCTCTCTATTCCTTTCCTCATAATAGCCCTTCATGTAAGCGTCAAGGGCTTCATCGTCTTCAATGATTAAATCTGACGGCTTGTCTTCAGGAAGCATTTCATACACGTTTTGATAGAAATTCGACCAATAAGCCAAATTCAACATGTCATTAGTGTATTCAGATGTAGGAACCCCAAAAAGTTTTTCCGACGTCTTTTGGCTAGTGATGAACCTTATTCTCCATAAGGTGCTTCTAGCTATGTATCTAATGATCTCTGTGTCTATCCCTCTGTAAAAATCAGAAAAATTAGACAAAATTATAGATCTTTTCAACGTGTCTTTTTCATTCAAAAAATCTTTGTACGTGTCCCAAAACAATTTAGAAGAATAAATGCAATCGTCTTCATAAGAATAAGTGGAAGCCCAACACAAAAACAACTGTCTAACTTCTTCGGCTTTGGTTTCAGCAGACAGCGCCAATTTAGAATACTTCTTGTTCTCAATTTTGGCTATGTCTTCAGTCAAATCTCTTATTACCGTCTTAATTCTGTCTATGTTGGCTTTTACCTTTTTGGTTTTAGACAAAAGCAACTGTTGGGCTTCCAGCTGTGATTTTAACTTTCCAAGTTTAAACTTCTCTTCTTCACTTATTAAACTTCTCTCTTCTATCAACTTCTCTATGTCTCTTATAGACAACAACCCTTCGTCTATCGCTTTTTTGTAAGTTTCAGAATATACGTAACCTGACTTCAATTTTACTTCGTTGTCAGGCTGTATGAATACAACGCTAATGTCTCCTTGTTTAAATATTTTTTTCCCAAGAAATATAAAATTCAAATACTCTTCCACTTCATTTATAGTAAGATCCATTTCACTGCCCAATCAAAGTTTATTTTTTAGGTTTTGTCGTCTTTTTTCTAGAACCTTTCTTTTTCTTAGGCTTTTCTTCCTTATCTTCTTTACCCTCTTCTTTAGCCTCAATTTCTTCAACGAACTTTTCCTCTTCTTCCATAGCCTGAGCGGCACGCACAACCTCTTCCGCTTTAGACATAACGTCGTCTTCTATCTCTTTCAGCGCCAACGCTTCAGGAGTTTTTTCGAGGAAATCAGAATCAAGACCTTGCAGATAAATCATAACTTCAAATCTGGATCTCGAAGCCAGCTGAGTGTTTTTCTCCATAAGAAAAGAATCATAAGAATCCCAAACCCTTCTGGATCCATCTTTGTCTTCATTGTCTTTCTCTATCATGGCGGAAGTGAGATACTCAAGACGGGCGTCGTCAGCAATTTGCTCACAAGTGTTGTTCATAGGACCATTAAGTCTCTGATTCCAAGTAAACAACTCTTCCCTAGCCCGAGCAACTTCAACAGCAAGTTCTCTCTTCTCTTCTAAAGAATCCGCATTTTCAAGAGCCAATATTTTCTCGTTCAAAACGTTTGAAAGCTCCGCGGATCTTTCCTCAAACTCTGGACCTATGATGCCTCTTCTTCTGAGTATGTCCATCATCTCAGCGCTTGTCGTTATTCCTTCCACAAGGCTTTTCGTATAGGTCTTACTATAAATCCAATCGGCTCCCCTAATGTCTTCTGCAGTAGGAACGTTTATGTAATAAACTGTTTCTCCATCCGGTCCAATAAAATTCCTTCTTAAATCTTCTTTTGTTTCCTTGTTTTCCATTTTAATTTCCTCCTTTACCATAAATCCGCTTATTTAGAAGAACGCCTGACTTCTATAAGCTCTTCACCAACCGATTTGTATTTTACTTCATAATGATCGATGTCTTTTTTCAACTGTCTTATACAATCGTTTCCAAGCCCCAAAATTTTTGACCTCATGGCTTTGTAAGATTCCTTGGTGGGGCATATCACCTCAACGAAATCCAATATTTTTTGAAACAAATTTGTAACCCTGTTGTCTGTAGTCCTCTTCAATTTTTCCCTAGATTTATCTTCATCCATGACCTTTATTCCTCCTTTTGCCTTCAAACAATTGCAAATAAGTGGGAAGCGTTTAAAGCTCCCCACTTATTCGCTTCAATCAACCTATATGAATTAGGCGTTCCTTCTAACTTTAAAATCTCCAGTGATGTTACCAATGGTAAGATCTCCCTTAACAACGTACAAATCGTTGGTTGATCTAAACCCAAAGGTCTGGGTCATGTTAGTACCCAAATCCAACGTAGCGCCTTCATCAGTGATCTTCAAATGCTCCACGATGATTGTTTTAAGAGCGTGCTCCGTCTCACCGGCAGAAGCGTAAGTGCCCTTCACCCCATCAAGAAAATAACTCTGACCAATCAAATCAGTGTTGGTGTGAAGCGTTCTGCTGTCTCCAGTTCCACCTGCTTCTTCATCAGTCTGCGCGTACACCTTAACAACCAACTTATTGTCTTCAGCAGTCATCAAATCAGCCAAATCAATGTCATCCAAAGTGTCGGCGTTGTACGCTGTAAGTTGGTTGGCAACCCTAGACCAGTTTTCAAGGTCGCCCATTGTGGAATCCACAGTTACGGTTATGGGTATAGGCAAGGTAAGCGGTCTATCATAAGGAGACAAGTGACCCAACTCAAGCAAGGCCTCACGGGTCAAATCACAAGTAATTGTGACTCCCGTCAATCTCCAAGCAATGTCCCAAGAAGCGTCAGTAGGACCAACAATGTACGCTTCAACTTGACCCTGTCTAATGGCACCAATGGTGTCCGGCCTGTCAACGTCGTCAAGGGCGGTAAAATACGCATTGGACGTTCCAGTACCGTAACCGTCAGCGCAGTAAACCACCTGGATTATATCTCCAGCAGCAAGAGAAATGCCTTCCACAGAAGTGGGCAAATGAAGTCTGTGCTGCGCTCCAGGTGCAGAATAGGTAAACTGATCAGCGGCTCCGCCGGCACCTGTCTCTACTTTAACATTCACCATCTCATTTCGCGTCAAATCAAACCAAGTGGCGGCAGGCAATCCATCAGAATCTTTTCTAAGAAAACCTCGCTTGCCAGTTGACAGCGTTGGAATGGTGTAAGTAATGGCCAGCGTTAAATCAACGTAACCATTAGCCACATCCGCGCCAGTAAGAGTGTAAGAGTCATAATTGACAAACCTACCGTCATTCAACAGCCACATCTTGTTGTCTGTCTCACCAGCGTAGTTCTCAGTGGCGTTAGCTCCGGTGGTGTAACTAAATTCAACACTATTGATGAACACCTCGTCCATGAACAAGGTCTGATCAATGTTGTTGTCCAGAGTTCCAAGAGAACACTCGTCTTGAACTGGAGCCCAAATAGTTACTCCTGGCAAATTGCCACAAACAATGGCGAAATCAGCCAAAGACGCACCGTGAAGATAAGTGCTGGTAGGGGTTAAATTAGTTCCACTTACCACAACCAAGTTCGCGTTGCTACCACTAGCAGTAGTGTCCATGGTTCTTCGATCTGGTCTTACTTGCGATAGAACGGCAAAACTTTTTACGTCACCAAATTCGTTAGTATTCAATGTCACCGCGACGGCAGGGCAAATCTGTTACTTTTATGACCTAAGATTTCTTTTCTTTAGGCGGGCTATTGCGAAATAGCCTCTGTATGTCTCCATACAGTTCGGACTGTACCATCACCCTTTATTTTTAAAGGGGTTCCACACCCAGTCTCTGAGGGTGAAGTTTATTAACTTCCTCCCTGCTGATTGTCCCTATCTTTTACATTATTACTCCATTTCTGGTAGTAGTAAAAGCTTAACGGGAGTTTCCAGCATATCGTGGAATTTTACACGTTAGTTACCTAACGAGGATGCCTTTAATTGACATCATCTACAACGTCGATTCAATCTGTTACTTTCATGACCTGAATAATTTCAGGCGGGTTGCTGCGAAGCAACCTCTACATGTCTCCATGTAGTTCAGACTATATCATCATCTCTAAATTTATTTAGAGAGCTTTGCGTGTAGTCGTTGAGGATCAAGTTTAAAATGGATACATTCTGGTAACACATTCCTTATCATAGAAAGAAAATCTCTCAAACAATCACTTCCAGTAAGTTTTAAAACGTGTTCGTTTCGTCCATTACATCTATAAGGCATTATATTTATTCTTCCACAAAAAAACTTACTTAAAGCATCTTTTAAAAACTCTTGTTCTTGATAACTAAAACTATTAGTACAGATTTTTCCTCCAATAGAGTTAGTCCATTTTTTATCAGAATAAAAAGATCCATCATCAGCTACCCATATTGCTAAAGATAATAAATTTAACTCATCTATTACCTCTTCAATAATCCCTTTTTTTCCACTACAATAATATTTATAAAAAAAATCAGTAATGTCTGGGTGGCATATTGTGTAACAAACATATGTGCTAGTACTATGAAATTTACTACCATTTATAACATGTTCTTCATCTTCAGAGGTCTTGTAAATTTTTCTACTAAAAGGATCTAACAACTTCTTCTTCCATTTTAAATATGGAAGTTGTCTCACACAATGCTTTATATGTAGTTTAGCATTTTTTCCCCTTCTAGGTAATTGAAGACCTCCATCACCCAATATAGAACCTAACACAACAGATCTTTGAATATCTGAGAACGGAGTTTCCCTTAACTCATGAAATACAGTTCTATTACTTTCAGGTCTAGGCAGCTTATATTTATTAAACCAAGCCCTTACTGTACCATATGGTTTAGATAACTCAGCAGCAACCTTTCCCATAGAACCAAATTCATTCATAAGCGACTCTAACCTTTCCTTACTTGGAATTTCATTCTTATCCATTTTAACCTCTTTCCTGCCGATTGTCCATATCTTATACATCTTTACTTCCTATTGTAGGTTAAGTAGTATAAGCTTAGCTGGATGTTCCGGCATACAGCAAAGTTTTTATTCTACTAGTCGCCTAGTAGAGGATACAATTTGACCTCATATCCTGGTGACCTAGCTCAAATCATCCTGTTACTTTAATAACCTCAGCTTAACCTGTTAGGCGGGGAAGCTCTTCGGCGTTCCCTCTCACTGTTTCCAGTGAGTTCAGACTATATCATCATCCCGATTTAGGGAGCCTGGCGTATAGTCGTTGAGGAACCCATTAAAGGTTTCCTGCTGATTGCCCTTATTTTCCACATTATCACTCCATTTCTGGTAGTAGTAGAAACTTAACAGGGTTTTCCAGCATATAGCCAGGTTTTTACCAATTTGTTGCCAAAAAGGTGACACATTTAAACTATGTCTTCGCTAGTAAATGTAGTAGTGGACCCTAGTGTCTGGACTCTATAAAGAACCTCACCATTAACCCACACACTCTGGCTGGCATAAATTATTCTATTTCTTGCCATTTTTTATTCCTCCTAAGTTATTTATTCCCAATCATTAAAACAACTTAACTCATTGAAAAACATCATAACATAGGTTGGTATTGTTTGTTTCAACTCCTCTTGCGGCTGCCAAATTGAGGCGATTTGACAACTACAAGTCCTTTTCCTTTTATCCTCCTATTATAAAGAGGTTAGTTTATTGTTTGTCTTGTCAAATTTCGCGTTTCCACAGTCCCAAATTCTTGACCAACCCTGGGACTTTTTAATTCCCCACTCATCCAAACAAACCGAACCGTCTTCTTTTTTTCTAAAATTAAGCCAGCGAACCCTTTTTTGGTTCTTGACGTACCAACAATTCGGTCCGGTAAAACCAACTAACAAAAAATTCAACTTGTCGTGTTCGTCTCCTGACGACCATCGTCTGTCAACGTAACTTCGCACGCGCCTCCATTTGTAATTGTTTTCAAAATGTTTCAACAACTTGTAAGCTCCTCCAACAACCATGAAATTTGTTTTTGAACAAAACCTGTGGAGCTTCCAATCAAGCTTTCTATCAAAATCCGTCTCATTTTCCATGGTCTGTTTTGAAAAAGTCATTGCGCTGACCAACTCATTTTCATGGAACAAACCGATTTTTACGGCGGCGTTGATTCCATATCCTTGCAAATGATTGTCGTTGCAAAACTTTTCAGCAACTCCGTCAGTTATTTCCTCTACATGACACTTTTCTGCGAGCACTTTCTCGCCTTTTTCCACGTTCAACAATTTCCTCAATCTTGATTTGACCACTTTTTTGTTGAAAACCCATTCGTCTTCAAACACGGTTATCAATCTGTACCCAACTGAATTACACAAATTCAATTTGTCCAGGTGATATGTTTTGTTTTTGCCCGCCCGATCCGAATGCCAATACAACCCACAATATTCTATTGCAAGATTTGACTCTGGAATCACAACGTCAAGCTCGTATGGTTTTATCAAATTCCTGTCACGCTCTATAATCTCACGTCCACAATCCAGTTTTAAAAATTCTATGATCTCTCTCTCCTGACAAGAAGAACCCCACTCAGTGCATTCAACGCAACGAGAATTGTTGTTGCTCCAATTGTTCCAAGTAACAAAACAGTCGTGTCCGTTTGGACAAACCGCATGCAGTTTTTGATTGTGATTGGAGTATTCTGAAGACATTAATGAATAACCTTCTTTGGACAATTCCTTTCCAATGAATTCAATGTCTTTCTTCATGTTTGGGGAGCACTCTGGACATCTGTGCCCTGCGTTCCAATTTCTCCAACTAACGCTGTGTTCGTGTCCATTAGGACAAACGTAATTCAATTTTTTGGAACTGTTGACATACCGTCTGTCCAACAACTCATAACCCTCTTTCGCGAAAGAATTTTTAACTGAATCCAAATCAATGACTGGCTTTCCGGCACAATATGGGCATCCGTGCCCTCTTTTAAAATGATCCCATCGTATGGAGTGTTTATGCCCATTTGGACAAAGGTAAACCAACTTCTTCCTGTTTTTGTAATTTTTTGACAATAATTTATAGCCGCGCTTTGAAAACTCTCTCTCAATAAAAACAATGTCGAGCCTGTTCTTTCCAGATTCGCACAAACATCTTCTTCCAGCCATCCATTTGTCAAAACTAATTTTGCATTCATGTCCATTTGGACAAATTAAAGTCAACTTAGCTCGAGCGTTACAGTATTCTTTGTCGATTAAAACGTAACCTTCGTCTTCTATGTACTTCCTCACATCTTCTACCGTACGTCTTCTGCCCATATCTTCCTTCCCGGTTTCAAATCAATGAAAACCACAACCTAATAACTTGTGTAACTCACTAAATTAAAAGACACTCTAGCCCTATACGCATTTAAATCGGAAAGCATTATCTCATTTGTTCCCCTCGACATCAACGCTGGCAAGTTCACTGTTCTTGCGCTCACGTTTTCAAACGCCAGCTTGCTAACCCCATTGACAACGGAACGATCAAACAAAGTCTCGTCTTTGTTAGGGTTGTTTCTCCTACCGTAAAAAGTTCCGTCATAATCCAACGGAGTCCCATTTGGAAAGCTGTGCAACAAACAGCTTTTTTCATACAACCCATCATAAATGGTTTCCATTAAATCATTTCTCTCAGCCGTGTCAGAAGCAAATACGTGTATGTTTACTTTTCTAATTATTTTCTTCCCCCCGCCAAGCTGATACCCAATCTTGTCCGTGGCATTCATGTCTATAACAACCACAGGAGGACTTGCGGCCTCCAACACAGACCATTCATCAACCAAGCTAACGTAATGCCAGTAATAATCCACATAGGCAGGAGAACAAGTTCCGTCAGTGACTATCCTTCCATCTATGTAATCTATCATGTATTGATTTTCATTCACTACATTTAAGTTGTTGTCATAAACCGTGACTCTATTGGACTGTTCTCTAACAGGCAAATCCCCAACACAATAATTATTAGTGCCTGATATAGTGTCAAAACACACCCAACCTCTTCCTCTTTCAGTGGGGCTGGGAATCATGTTAGAAAGAGCTTCGTAAACGTAACTACCGCAAGAAGGATCCGACACTCCCTCTAAATAATCCAACGACACCTGTTCCTCCAGTTCTATGAAATCTGCCAGCACAAAATCACGCATGTACATGAACACGCTAAGATCTTCTTTTCTCAAACTTTTCATTTCATAGCTCATTATATGTCACTTCTCCAAATGGAACATGTGTAAAAATTTGTGTTCACTAAGTAGTCGTCTTCAAAATCATCTGGTTCCACAGAAAACCATTTCAACGCGTTGAATTCTATTTTGCAAATCACGTAATATGACCAAGACACAAACGTCGAACAAATGTGTCTCCTGCAATGCCCAGTCAGTCTTGTGAATCTGTTTGTGCCAAACGCTTGATCAAACAATTGAGCAAACAGACGGATGTAACCATAACTCTGGCCTAAACATTTCCTTGCTTTATTAACTATTAACTCTCTCTGGCCGTCAGTTAAATCGGTTCTTCTCAAAATCATGTAAGAGTTACAGTTAGTTAATTTATCCAACAGATCTATTTCCCTTATTTCTCCAGGAAAACCTCCTGCCTCTATGCCAATTCTTTCATCGCAAGCCATCAACGCGTGGCTGAAATAAACCTCGTCTTTTTGAAACAAATTTAAAACCCACTTGATTGCCCTGCCAATCAACCACCTTGAATCGTGAACCAAAATTATGTCCGCCGGTTTAAATTTCCAGTTAATCATGAATTATCCATTACTTATCTTATTTAAACATGAATCAGAAGCCTCATCTATCCATTCATCCAAATTGTCCTCAACAAATTTTTCAGCTTCGCTAAATATGTCCTTGGGAGAAGAGTTGGAAAATTCAAATATTCTGAACTTTTTTCCCAATCTATTTTCCCAAAGACGTATTTCGTCCGTCAACATCAATAAATACGGTTTTCTATCAGTTGTCTCTTGACGATCTACAACGTCTGAAGCAAACATTACGTTGTAATATTTGCTGCTAACCTCAACGTGAGTTCCAACAATTCCTTCTAAAACAGTTTGTATAAATTCAAGATCTCCAGAAAAATCAAAATTTTCCATGTCAGGACAGCTAAACGTCACAACTCTGCCCCGATCTTTTACAAAATCAAAAGATTTCAATCTGTCATAAAACTCAGACATGAAATGTTCCGGAGCCAATTCACTGCTAACCGTAACCACTCCGTTCAGCTGAGAATTGTATTCATCCATAATAATGTCTATGACTCTTGGAACTATTTTGTTCTCCAACAATTTTACCAAAGAATTGCGAATTTCAAACTTAACATCTCTTTTCAGTCTCTCTTTTCTTGGATCTATAATCATCTGTAATCTTTAACAACCTCCCCGCTGCTGGCGGATGGTTTGTCAGCTGTGAAAGCATCCACGATCAACACCGCTTGAACCCCCAACCCCCTCAAAGCTGGAGCCTTGGCCAACTTACATTCCACTCCATCTATTATCATTTTGGAAGAAGCTTTAAACAAATCAAAATGTTTTGGATCCGTTTTCAGTCTAACGTCAGTGGAACCCTCTGACCCAGCAGGAGTGTACAAAGACTCGTTTCCATAAGACCTGTTGGTTGGGTTCCAAATAACCATGCAGTCAACGTTCACTCGGCGATGCGTCTCTATGTAACCCTTGCCGTAACATATCGGGCATCGGCCCTTCAAAAAATACTTGTACCTTGTGGTGGAATAACCAAGAGCTTCCCACTCTGCCTGCTTAGCCAAAGCTTGAACAGGAGTCCATTTGCACTTTCCGGTGGATCTATCCGTCATCTTGTCATAGTAACAATTGTAACATTCGGCTTTTGTTGGCTGCCTGTACACAACCACCTTTCTGCTAAGACTTTTGACAACGTCTTGTATTCTTCTTTTGTGCCTTTCCTTTGTTTTGACACTTATTCTGTCTCTTACCATAACTACCTCTACACATTAGTCGATTAATACTCCCTGAATGTCACTAAACACACTAACCTTTATTGCGTCGTCCAACATTTTTCTAAGTTTTCCCAATAAATCATCTCTAAATCTAAATCCAGGTTCCTGTGAATAATACGAACCCTCATCTCTAACAATTGCACCATCCTCTATAGCATCTTCCCAATTCTCCATCATCAGCAAGTCTATGGCTGTTTGTAGCATGTAATGCTGACTTGTAGCCGTTGCAGAGGTCAACGGCGGTGGTGGAGGGCATGAATCGTACGCCCTCATTATTTCACAATCAGAATGTCTGAATGAATAATACCAAACGTCGAATCCATAAGTGGTTGTTGTTTGATTTGGAGGACAGCCAGAAATCACTGTGTAAGTCAAATCAATGTCTTCGTCAAAAGTCAAATACTTATAACCGTGAACTGAAGGATTGTTGCTTGTGTTGTAAGATTGATTGTTCATGTAAATGCTTACAGGCCATCCTTTGTGATCAAGTTCATAAGTTTTTCCATCCTCATGCACAGAAGAAGAAGCATCCTCCCCAAACTCCCTCCTCAATGAAAGAGGATCTCCTATGTAAATGCGTATTCTGTCCACCACGCTTTGATCAACGGTTGTGCCATAACAAGGCTCTTCCGGAAACAACGGATCGTAAAATAAATCACCCAGTTGTCCAAGAACAGGGGATGACCAGGAACTTCCATAACCAGTGGACGTTGAGTAATATCTTGATCTATACCAATGACTTGAAGTGCCCGTTGGATCCTGTTCTGTGTATTCTGATTGACCAGAAACCAAAATTATCGGGCCTGCCCCAGAAATAGTTGTGAACGCTCCGGTTTCGGATTCACTTCTTTGTATTTGTATTTGATTGTAAATCTGCATCACAACCGAAATGTCATTAACTTGTATTGATAATTGAATCATATCAATCTCTCCCTATTTTGTATTAAGAATCAGTGTATGCCTTTATCCTGGGGGTTCCCACGTCTATAACTTCAAACGTCATTTCCCCGACTACATCCGCATCTACTTCTGGAACATTAGTAGATACAACTATATCCTGTGAATATTCTTCCCACAAATTGTACCCAGCAGAAACAATCAATTTTATATTCATTATGTTGGTCCTCCCATCTTATAAGGAAGGTTACTTAACGTTGTCTCATAATGAGCGTATGTCACTCCACTCACGGTTGTGCCGTCCCAATCACTGTCGTTGTCACTTTTTATTAAAGTCACAATGTAATCTGTTTTATTCAATGGAACGTTTCTTGACAATTGTGACGCCGTGGGAACGGCATTGGTTCTGACAACGTCCTCCACACTTATGTTGCACTGCCTGTTTTGTTTTGTTAAATCATAAATTGACTCTGGATTGACAATCACGTCCTCAGTTCCAGAAATGTACCCACTGCATGTTGTGTATATTATGTATTCCCCGTCTGTAGGTATGGTTTCCACGGTTCTATACACTCCGGGCTCATAACTGGATTCTGACAAAATGCCAGAAATAGGAGGAACAAGAGCAACGTCAACGTTGGCGTCTCGTATCTCATAATATACAGTTTGACCAGTAACCAATGATCCAAGGTCATCATCCACAACTGTAGCCACTATAGGAAATTCTTCTAACTTGTCTACTCTTATCATTTTATTTCCCCTGTAAATTAAAATACGGTTTTCCAAGCATCTCCTATATTCATTTTCATTTCTGACACATCTTTCCAAGCACCACCTACATTTATTTTTACCTCTTCAACATCCTTCCAGACACCTCCCACATTAACCTTCATGTCCATAGAAGGCCCGGCCGCCACATACTCGTCAAACCCAATGTCCCATGAGCCGCTTCTCGTGTCACCGTCTATATCGTCATCGAAAGCATAGGTGCCGTCTGAGGAGAGGTCTGTGCCCTGGTCCTTGGCCGTGCTGTCACCACTGGAAAGATGACAGTCTCCCCCCGCCGCGTTAACAAACGTAACAGACGCACCCTCTGCGGTACACGTGGTTTTTGACCATGTGCCATACCAGTCTCCATCACTGCCATCAACTGCTATACAGTTTTTGGCTACACCTGTTCCTCCGTTTTGATAAAAGCAATATCCGCCAGGACTGTAGGACGTGCAGTTGTAGAAATATCCAGTGCCAGAATGTTGAAAGAAGCCCTGAGACTCGACATTATACGATAAGCAATTTATAAAATAACACGTCTTCCCGGCATCTGTTTCCATACCGAACCCTGAGTAACCGCCGCTGCCAGAGTTGTTAGAGTTAGCCACTATAACACCAGTCATATCACCGTAATCACAATCCCCACCAAACCATGCAGTACGCCGCCAGTGTGTACTGTTGTATGTTAGCGTTAAAATAACATCTTGCAGCGAAAAATAGTCGCAATATATCTGGAATATTGGAATTGAACCACTGCTTGAGAAGTGAACCCCGTTGTTCGGCGTACCGTCATGCCCCTCACCATCAGCAGGCCGAATAATCCTAAAATAACTGCTACTGGTAGTCGCCCCGCCTATGGTTACATAATCATCAAAACTCGCCGCATCGTCATATATCTCAAGTACCTCGCTCTGTTCCGCCGTCACCAAATCGTTGTCCGTGGCCTGCTCCCAGTTCGTCAGTTCGCTGTTCGTGAGGTCGTAGTCACGGGTGTTGTTGCCGCCCGTGCTGACGTTTTCGTTGGTGCCCGTCCTGCGACTAGAAGACATTTTTATTCCTGCCTCCCAACAAATTCTCTCTTAATTTCTTCTCCAGAAACTCCTATGGAATTTCTAAGACACTCTATCGCTGACTTATCCAATTTAACACCAACTGCCTTATCATATATGTCTTTATAATCCAAAACTATTTTATTATCCAACAACGGTTGATAGTCGTCTTCTTCGTCTCTAACCCTCTTCCAATCAATAACCACCCCTTTAGCTTTTGCCATAACGTCAATGTCAGAAAAAGTCACTCTAAATCTATTTTTAGCCAATGAAATTCTACTCTCGCCAATTGGATCTACATTAATGTCTGTCTTTCCGTCATATAAACAATGTCTAAATACAGCCCTACAATCTTGCCATGTTTTAAATAAATCACCAAAATCTATAGGCACAAACAAATATTGTTTACGAGTCTTTCTGCCACCAGAAGACACTCCCCAAGGATGAATCCCAACAATGTCCCCTTCAAACTTTCTATTTGCCTCAATGGCTTCGTTAGCTAAAGTAAATTGTATTACAGCCATTTTAATTCTCCTTTCATAATTAAGTAGTATACTTTATCCATAAAGCTCCCTCTGTAACAGTACCTGCGTCTGGTGGATCGCCTGTACCATAACACACATTCACTAATTCATCAGACATTCCAGGACCATGATTACTTACACTCATACCAGTCCCACTAGATGTAAGATTAGAACTTCCTATATAAACACTATCGCCTGATGTGTGTATATCGTTACAATATATATCTCCAGTTCCAGAAATTGTACCAAAGGTATAAATGTTGTTACAATAAACGTCACCTGTTCCAGAAACTGTGTTAGAACCGAAATTCCAATTAGACTCCAAATACTCTAAAGCGTCTTTAACAGTGTCCCCAGTTACAGAAGAATCATTACCAATTCCAGACGACTTTTCCAAAAAGGACTCGGTTTGTACAATTGTTTCATAGTTCACTTCATCGGACCAACTACTATGACTGTATGCATCCATGCGCACAGTTTCACTTAAGTAAGTAGTTAGATTTACTTGTTTAAAATAACAATCTCTAAAATGATTTGAATCACTGTCAAAACCATAAATACGCATGTCTACGTCTTGATATCCAAGCCAAGGGTCTTTATTATAAAATTTAACGTCATGTAATTCAAAAATTGATCCAAACTCGATGAAAGAGCAGTCAAAATCTATGTTTTTACCATACTCCAATAAGACGGAAGTTCCTGACACAGTACCGGTAAACCTACAGTCTTCCGCATGAAACACCGCAGATCCGGCGTCATTAAGAACAGCAACATCTCCCTCTATACAACATCCTTTAAAAAAAAGCTCATGTTGCGCCCCTGAGTCCCCAGGAACTACGTCAATGGTGTAATTACCAGTAAGTTTAATCCCTTCTCTACAAAAATCATCTACTGTGGAATCGTAATTAATGTAATCTCCACACAAATACAACAAACCCATCCAAGTGACATAAGGAACAAAATACTGCTTTTCGGTTGATATATATCTGTTAATATTGCCGTCTATTATTACATTTCTACCTATGATGGTTATAGATCTATGTGGCACTGATAAATTTTCTGCATAAGTTCCTGGGGTCAATATATTTATTAAAAAATGTTCTTGAAATTCCTCTGCTGAAGCAGCGTAACCTATCTCATCCAATGCTTGTTGAATAGTACCATAAGGAGCGGTCAGAGAACCAGACTGCGTAAGAACTGGAAATGAAGTGCCACCATCAACGTACATTACATAATCAAAATCAATGTCTAACCCGTCTATTTGTTCTTGTAAAGTACCAGAAACAGAGGTTAGTTGATCTGACGAAGCAAACCCAGTGTGACCTGAAGAAACATAACTCAAATTATTTAAAGCGGAATGATCAGTAATGCCACTGGCAGTGGCTACAAGAAAATCCACTTCAGATTCTGTATAATAACGGTCATCATGTGTGTGACCTAAATCAGATTTACCATCAACATTGGATTGCAGGGTTCCAGAAATTGTGTCAACCTGTGACTTAAGATAATATCTAACGTCGCCCCTTGAATCGGTATGATATTGTGGATGATCGTCGTCCAACAACCCATGCAACAACCCGTGATCCTCCACAATAGAACCACTTACAGTGGCCAATAAGGAATCGATCTCTGATTCAACATAGTACCTGTCATCGTGGTAGTGAATCAGAGCTGCCGATTGTTTTGGTTTTCTTAAAATTATCATGCGTTGTTGACCCTTATACGTTTGTGGCGCGCCGTTAAACGACGCACCACCGGATTTTATATAACATAAAAATTTACATCACAAAACCATCTATTATTCTTTGTGAACGTACTTAGTCACTGCCGCGGCCATAGCCTCTTTGAACACTTCATCCCTCAGAATTTCAGCCACAACGTAACTCTGCTCATCAATGTTCCATTGTCTGTCTATGGCGAGATCCCCATGTCTAACCGCCTGTTTTGCAACCATGTTTGAGGTCTCTATGGCGTTCTGCATGCACTGATTGATGAGATTTCTCTTCACCTCAGTGTCTTGCTGAGCGTCCACAAGAATCTTGTCTACATGAGTTCTGTTCCTTTTAATGCTTTCAAGACTTTCCTGCTGATACTCGTCATAAGTTCTCTTGATGTTGGCAAACCAAGCCTCGTCTTTGCCCACCTCAAACGATCTTTCCATTGTCAATTACCCCCTTATAATTTATTTTATTTCACCTCGAACAAATTCAGCGACAATTTTAGCAAGAGCAGTTTTGGCTTGTTCGTCCTTCAAAATTTCTTCAACAATCAGATCCTGCTCTTCAACGTTAAATTTCCTGTCCGACGCTACATCTGTATGTCTAATAGACTGTTTGGCCACCATGTTTGCCGTCTCAACAGCAAGCTGCAAAGCCTGAATGGCAATGGCGTCCTTGGCCTGGTCACTTTCAGCCTTCTGAGCCAACACAGAGTCAATGTGAGTTCTGTCTCTTCTCTTAACTTCCATACCCTCATACTGACCCTCATCATACTCTCTTTTACGATTGGCAAACCAAGCTTCGTCCCTTCCTATTTCAAATTCTTCTTCTTCATGCCTATTTTTCCAAAAACCAAACATGTCCCTTTACCTCCTTAATCAATCGTTTTAAATCTACCGGTTATTTTATCCCAAATGCAAAAATCATTGCTTCCCCGGCAAATCATCTAATACATCAATGTTGTTATCCGCGTGATAAAATTAAGCATAATGTCTAAGCCCCACACTAAACGTTTGTGTTTAATCCCAATCCAATTCTGACACTTGAACTTGACACGGCCCAATGTCAGTGTCAACAAACAATGGGTTTCCATTTTCTCCAACCGACACAACAAAATACCTTGCGGTTTGTTCTTCAAACGTAAAAGTCCAAGCAATTTCCCCCGGCGCTGTATGAGAAAAAGGAGGATTTAAATAAGCGTCCACTTCCGTATAATAAGAATTGTCATTGGACTTGGCTAAAGTAAAGTACGCGTCAAAAAAAGTGTACCCTGTTGGAGTTCCCCCATTGTCAGTCACACAATGCAACGTAAACGAACTCATAGGAACAGCATAACCAAAATCCATGCCAGATCTAGAACTAATCTCTGAAAGAACTGATTCTTGCCCTTCTCCACAACTGTCGGCTTCATATAAAACACCGTCATTCAACGCCGGACACTCATGCTCCAATGGATAGCATATTTCATACGGATTTATAGAATCTCGTTCATGATACATAACAGGATCCAACTCATCTACAGACAACTTTCTAACCAACCAGGTACTGCTTGTTGAACTGGCATAAAACAAAAAACCGAAAAAGAACAAAACAACAAACAACTTTTTCATACATTCACCTCGATTAAGAATGTTTTTTCCTAAACACGCAAGTTGACACCACCCAATCCACGTCAGTGGAAGGAATGTCCAAAAACACCCAATTGCCAGACGCTATGGTTGAGTCGTCTATGTCGGTTGTCTCAACCTCAGCGTAAC